AGTAACAACACATACAATATCTACCTAGATATAAAAGATACTTTAGGTATTGAAAAAATTGAGAAATTAAGAGGGGTTCTTCACAATGATCGCTATGATTACAATCATGAGTCGATAAACAGAATTCAACATATACGATCTCATGAAGTGCAACAATTGCAGCTAACGGATCTTTTCATTGGTGCGTTAGGCTACGTTCATCGAGGAATGAATAGCAACGCGGGAAAAATCCAAGTCATAAACAGGATAAAATCACATACAAACAGGGAGTTACTAAAAAGCACTCTTCCAACAGAAAGTAAATTTAATATTTTCGTGTGGGAGGCTCGCTGATGCTTCAAATGCCAGATTTATTGTACTTCAATGGAAGTTGGCAAGAGTATATAGACGATGTATATGATGTTGTCAGAGAAGACATTTTAATCTCTAATATAACGTTTAAGGGTCTCCCTGTTCGATTACGTTATTCACCGGAATATGATGGGAAAGAGTTCGGATTTTGGCATTTAGTATCAGAGGGAAAAAAAGAAGAAGAACGTATACCCGATCTTGAACGGTGCAAGCGAATTCGCTGGATCGCGCATATGATAAGGAATTATAACCATTGCGATATATCATGTTGGTCTGAAAGACGAGGACCAACTGAAGAGTGGGTAATCTGGAATGAGTGTGAAAACTACGTTGTTGTGCTATCCGCACGTAGAGACTATTGGCTTCTCAAAACAGCCTATGTTGTAACCTATGACAGTAAAATCAGAACACTCAAACAAAGCAGAAAAAGAGCACTTGGGACATAAAAAAGCTGAACCCGACACATATTGCTATGTATCGGGTTCGATCGCTCTTTCTACACATGGTAGATGAGTAAGGCAAATCTAACCGATCTACTTTAGCTTTTCAATAGCTAGCTATAACTTTCCGCATATATTCTTCTGATAATTCCTGGAGAGCGGTTGGGTTTTCTCATGCGTTTCTGCGCAGAGAAGCACACTTATTCAGCAATAATAAATGCAATTCTTTGTTATCACTAAGTATTTCTACACACCAATATCGTAACGTGTTCACTTCAAGTGTAGCCAGCACCTTATGTCGAAAAGCCCCCTCCCCTACACATAACGATGGCTGACATTCTGCTAAGGCACATAACCATGTATTGGCATCATAGAGAACCCAATAATGCTCATCTGAAATAGTTATGCATCCAATTATTTCGAATCTTCTTTCTATCGTCTCAGGAGAGTATGAAAAATCAATTTCCATAACATGCTCAAAATCTATCTATACCGGCATAATTTAAGCACAAAAAAGCTCCCGAAGGAGCTTTAAAATACAAGGGATGACTCTTAATCCCACTCAATCCAGTTGTAAACGATACGAAGTGACGGGCGCACAGCGGCAGTCACATCTTCGGTACTAAAGTCGATTGCATCACTGTAGATTTTGCAGTCCAACATTTCAATTGTTGTAGCAGCTTTTGTCACAGCGTTAACCCCGGAAGATTTGGATTCAGGGGTAGCAGCCATCGTGATATCAACATAGTCCTTCGCCGCAATGCGATCCTTGATGAACTGAAGAATATCGCCTTCGATAGTCTCCACGCACTGGACCTGGATTTCCCCAGAGTTTCGAATTGGTCCGTGCTGGTTGAACTTCACACCATTCGGACCATAGTCCTCCACATCCTCGCGGGTCATTTCAGGAATTTGCGACGTGCGAACCAGTACGCTGATATCTTCATGGCCTGCAAAAGTGAGCTGGAATTCAGAAGATACCAGTCGTTCGCCTTTGGCCGCGTTGGCAGTATAGCGGCCCTTAATAAATTTACGGTTTCCCTTAGTGTTATTGTGCCCCATATAAAATCCTTTTACTGGAACGCCCGAACAATATCGGAGCTGTTATATATCGAAGAACCGGTCAACTGGAGGTTGACGGTGTTTTTCAGGAAATGCCCATTGCTGTCCCTGGGCGCATCGAGATCGAAACTTATGTCCTGGATAGCGACATCAATGATGTTGATCTGGCGACCAATGTTTAGCGTCACGCGCTCCGGGATTCGACCACCAATACTGGCATCTTTAAGTTCCGGGCTAATCATCGCTGACAATGCGGCGATAGCTCCTGAAACCTCCGTGAATGGGTCAAACAAAGCGATGAAAGTTACTGGCAGCGTGAAAGTCGGCGGTGTTCCCCCTTCCCAAACCATTAAGCTGTTCCAACGGGCAACCGACGTTGTTTCAGTACCAACCTGCGCAAAACCACTGAAGGCACCAGCAACAGATCCCATGGACATACCGGTAAACGGCGCTTCCCAATTCTGGGCCATGTTCATTGCCGCCCCCTGGCTGATATATCCGGTAACCTGGTACTGAGAGTTCGTTAAAGTAACTTTCAGAAATGGCGATACACCGTCAGCCTGGCTGTAAACCCCATAAGGAATAGGTGCCATTCAAGTTAAAGGCCGGAGTTCTCCGGCCTCCTCCTTTAGCCAAGGCGCTTACGGCGCAGTTTCATTGACTTTTTGCGGGCAAGTTTTGCCGCGCCGGTCTGGGCTTTTCGACGCGCTTTTTTCAGCGCCGATTTTTGAGCCGCAGTCAGACGTTTTTTACGCAGGCGTTTACGGATGAGTTTGATCTCACCGTTACGAACAACCTTCTTAAATGCTTCAGTCAGCATTTCATCAGAAGTGCCAGCAACAACAAACGCCGCTTCTAGTTCGTCGCGGTCGTCGCTATCTAAACCAGCGATAGAGGCACCAACATCAGCAGCTGCGTCGTCGTCTTCATCGTCAGCCAGTGCTTCGATCAGGTCATCATCTACACCGCATGCTGCGAGGAAGTCAGCAACATTTGCCCATGCTTCGTTATAGGCATCGTCCTGTTCTTCTGTAACTTCGGAGTCGTCGTCATCAGAGATACCAGCGATAGCCTGAACGAAACCATCAAGGGAGTCGAAAGTCAGATCACCGCTATCAGCCCAGGCGAAAACGGCGTCGGCCGCATCACTCAACGCATTTTGCATAGCACTTCGATTTGCAGCTTCCAGAATCATCTGGTGCGCCTGTTCGACGGTCCATTCTTTACCGTCTTTCCCTTCCAGGATTTGCTCAGGAGCCTGGGCAGATGGAACGTTATCGTTAGTCTGTGCCGCCGGTTCCGGATTATTATTAATAACCGGATCTGTTGGCGGTTCAGCGCTTGCTCGGGCAGACTCCATCAGCTGCACAGGATCAGAGTTCAAAGCGAAACGAGACAGTCCATTCCCCAAAAATGCCCCGGATTGAAAAAAGTTTTTGCTCATTGTATTCCCTTACTTAATAAGCAGCGGTACGCCCTGGATACGACGGGCTACGCCAGTCGGGCAGCAGGCCCAGACTACTTCCCATTTATCGAATTCCGCCTGCGTAACTTTCAGCACATACGGTTCTGTACCGTCAGCATCAGGATCACGAGGAGCCACCAGAGCGCCGGAGGCGACAAAGCGATCTAAAAGTTTGGTCATCCCTTTAGTCAGGCCAGCCGCAGTAATACCGTCCGGGCTATGCTTCATCTGTCGGGCTAACTGGACAAAGAAACGGCTGATTGCATTCATCAGGGATGGGACGTGCTGGAAGTGCAGATAGTTATCCTGCGTGCAGCAAGTTAAAGCATCGTCGATGATCATCTGGCCAGAGGTGCCAACAGATACTTTATTGAGACGGCCCTTGACCATTGCTTCTTCGTCCGGGGTATCTTCCGGATACAGCGGTTGAATTGACGCACGAGCAATGACGGCACGTTCTTCACCAGCCGGTGAGTAATGCCAACCGCCGACATCAGAGTTTTTCTTGACGCCACGAGCTTTCGCCGCATACGCCACGCCAGACAGACCAAAGACCACACGGGATTGGGTCCATTTGTCTTTGCAGGAGAACGGGTAGTGATAGACAGCACAGCTTACATAATCGGTACCAAGTAAACCGGTATCTTCAACAGCAGAGATCGCTTCCGTGTACGTCAATGTCGGTTTGACATCAAAGAAGCCATCAATCAGGCGATCTGCACAGATTTTACCTAATGCGGTGATAGCCGCATTGTCATAGCAGCCCAAGCCAAGAACAGCGGTGTACATGTACGGCGCATTATTCAGCACTTTAACCGCACGCAGGTACGCAGCGGTTGAGATTTTCGACTGATCGCCGTTGGTACCGCCAGTGAACGCCAACGATTTTTTGTTTGTTACTTTCGCTGTCGAAATCAGCTCTTCATTAACAACCGCGCGCAGATATTTAGAACGGGCTTCCAGAGCCGTAGGCAGATAACACAAGCGGCCCATGTCATCTTTCGCTTCTTCCGCCAAAGACACAGTGTGTGTCTCCAGGGTCGTTACCACGCCGAGCGAAGTCGTCTGGGTCAGTTTTAAGAGGAAGCGTTCATTACCCGCGCTGTCCGCTGTTGCCGTTTCGATGGTTAACTCACGGGTAGGTGAAATACACGGATCACCATCATCAACGTAGATAGCAAAGGCTTCGCCACTATCAAGTTCAATTTCAGAACCGTATGGCAACGCACTGTAAGCCGGTTCGCCTGATTCATCGAACATAATAATCGGGAACTTCGCATCATCCGGAACAGCGCGAACAACATAACCAGACGTTTGCTGAATAGCTTCGTATACATGGCGAATTGGTTCGAACTGTGAGCCGGAAGACGGCTTCAGCGGTTCGCCGAGAACATCTTCGTAATTGGACTCAGTAACCGCAAGAACAGTAAACGGCTTGCCACGCGCAAATACGCCAATACCAGCCCATAAGCTGCTATTTAATGCAACACCGGTAGATAACGTCGCATCGGCATTGATCGGGCTAACCGCGACGCCGGATGCATTACCTAATGACTGTTGAATTGAATATTGAGACATAACTTTCCCTGTTATGCGCCCCGCACGGGGGCGCTATGTTAAACGGAGAACTTCCCCTGATTACTCAGAGTCACCGGCATCAATCGTGTCGCCGCTAATGAAGTTAAGCCCGCCTTTTTTGGCCATTGTCAGCGTTACACGAGTGAAGTAATCAGCGCCGTTGCGTGGGTGCATATCGTTGATAGCCGAACCCCACAGCGTGGTACGGTTGACCAGCGCCGGAGTGGTCGGATGCTGGAACGGGATGGCCGGGACAGCATCACCAGTCACGAAGCCTGCTTTACCCGGATTTTCATCACGGACGTAGCACAGCACATCCATCGAGCTGAACTGAATGTTCTCTGTCGTTAAGTTCTTACAAATACCAGCAGGTACTTCGTACACTTTCACGTTACCGAACAGGGTACCGATGTAGTGAACATACGGAGTCTGGATATAGTCTTCGGCTGGCTGGAAGAAATCCTTCGGCAACTGTTTGAAGAAAGATGCTGCATCAGCACCAGCAAACATCCCCATCGCACCAGAAGATTTAACGCGCTCAATAATGTCGCGATATACAGTCTGGAATTTGCCACGAATGATGGTTGCCCATACATCAAAGGACTGGTTAACCGGCAGAGCGATGTCAAAGGTGTCGTTCGCAAGAGTACGCCAGATCATGATGCGAAGACGCAGCATATCCTGTTCATGAGACAGGTATTCCTTCAGGGTGCGGAACTGTAGGGAACCCAGGTCCAGACCAAATTCACGCTGTGCTTCATACGCCGCCTGTACCGTGTGCTCAGCCGCGATAACGAACTGGCTTGGGAACAGGGTGTATTTCTTCATTTCGTGGTTGATCAGCGGGATCAGCTCAGGAGCGGCTTCAATATTGATTTCCGTCTCAATTGCGATCTCAGTGCCTTTATCCGGCGCTTTGGAGAACGACAGGGCAATCTGACCAATGTTGTAGTTCAGAGAGCAGGTAACAGTGATTTGCTCACCAGCAGCATTAGTAAACGAGTGAAGTAGGCTGCCGGAACCGTTATCAACAACAGACTTAATACGGTTAACGTAGATATTAGTGCGACCTTTTCGGATTGGTACATTCTGGCCTTCGAAGTCTTCCATCTTGAAGGTTGCGGTTTTGCTGGTGCCATCGGAGCTTGCCACCAGCACATAGCGGCGGCGTAACTGGCTGTACACACCGACGGATTGCATGTCCAGAACATCACCAGCAGCATAAGAACCAAAAGAGGAACCTGCCACGTTAAAGACTTCATAGATGTCGGACTGGTCACGCGTAACCGGAATGAAGGTACACGCATCAGCGGTAGCTGCCCCCAACTGAACAGGCAGGATCATCGCGAGGAATAAAGGCAGACGCATAACACCGTCAGAAACGCTCATCATCTCTGCTGCGACGGATTCCAGCATCGCTTTATTAGTGGCATCCATGCTATTGCGGGTGGACTCAATCAGGCAGTTTTCCAGCGTCTGGTGGCAGGAGGCCAGAATTTCCGGACGCGGCATAGATTTATGTGCTGCGGCGTAGTCAGCCAGTGCACTTGCCCACGCTGTAGCGATTTGAGCGGTGGCATTATCAGAGATACCCGCAAAAACCGGGTCTTTACGTGCAGCTTCAAGGATAGATGCGGCACGCGCGGCATCATCTTTAATGAATTGGTTATCAGTACCGAACTGCGCAGTGCTTGCCCAGCCAAGCACAGCTTTAGAGCGTTTTGCGATATCTGCAATACGATTCTGGTATTCGCGTAAGTTACTCAATTTACTCTTCCTTAAACACAAGGCACTTGTGTGAATCCCTTTTCGGAAGAGATTTTATTGAAAGTCACTTGTTGACTTTCTCGTGACAAGCAATTTTTTTATTTTTTTCGGGAGTAGGGGAGGAAGGTAAAATCCAAGGTGAAATCGTGGCGATTTCACCTTGAAATTTTAGATGGATTTACTTTAAAAACAGTTGGTTAATAGTGAAATTTGAATGGCGAAAGTTTAAGGCTTCGGCTTTTTATCGAGGCTCTTTCTAAGGATATGCCCAATCATCCTGTCGAGTTCTTCCTGTAGCTCTTTTGAAAGTCGATTAAACTCATAAGAAAATGCACGGCCTTTCACGCGCTTCCTTGCAAAGCGATCCTTGTCCTCAAATTTCCATAATTCAGTAACTACGGACTTATCTTTAGAACCTTTATCCGTGAGTAGTGAGGCTTCCTTTGTTATCAAGCGCAGGATTTTATTTTTAACTTCATCTTCGGCCATTTCTTCAATGGATAAGATGTCGTTTATTTCCGGGGATATGTTTTGAATAAGCTGATCAAACTCTAAATTCTTGTTCCCCATTTCGTCGCCAACAGCACAAAGCGTTTTGTAGTCCGAAAAGGTTAATTCCGACTGAACAGGGAAAAGGGCGACTAATTCTTCCGGAGCACTCGCTGCCTGGAGAGCACGCGTGACCTTCGCCTGAGACAGCCCTTCTTTGGCTGCAATATCCTTCTGACTCATCCCATCATTTTTCATTCGCATCAAACGCAGACCTATTTCTCGAATGCTGTGCTGCAATGCTGTCTGAACGTCTTTCGCTAAATTTTGCGCTTCCTGAACGCTGATCTCCTGGTCCGTGACTAAAACCCGCAACCCTACGTTCTCTAAGATGGCAGAAGCTCGACGCCGGGAACCATCCAAAATTTCAATTTTCCCTGTAGCCCGTCTAACACCTATTGCAGGGTAAAATTGCTGATGCTTAATAGTGCTTCGGATACTTTTTAATGATTTTGGCGTAAGAGATGCCTGGTCACGCCCGTTGTTATGCTGATCAACAAAGGTATCGCTTTCTACCTGGTTCGGAGGTATTACCTCTTCAATAAATGTGGCCTGGCGACCAGTTGATAACTTGAATACCTGCTCGACTCGATCGCCAGAGGCTGAAGAACTATCAAATCCGCTTAATATTGAAGGATTAAGGGTTCGCCCAATTGTTGGTCTGTTTTTCTTTGACATGGGGGTTTCTTACTCCTCAGTTAGATCTGATAAATTCAATACGGTCAAAAACTGCTTTAGCAAAATCTTCCGCGGCAATTCGCGCGTTCTTCAATGCATCAGCACTACCAACATACGTTGCCGGGTTAGCTGAAATAACAGTGTCAAAAGACTCGCCGCAGCGTTCAAAACCGTCAAGGCGAGGGAGGACGACATCAAGCATATCCCCACCGAACACTTCTTTAGCCAGGCTATGGCAATACTTATGATCTGCCTTGTTACTCAACTTGGACATAAAACCAATGTTAGTCGCAAGCTGGCACTCGCAGCCTTCATCCGAAATGAGTTTTACCAACTCAGGAAGGCGGGCAACGTATTTAAGCGATGAGTGGAAATCGACAGTTGCTGGCGGCAGAGGTGTAAACAGTATATTGGCCGAGGCCAAAGCATTTTTCAGGAAGGCGTCAAGGTGAGGACCACTATCAACGAGGATAAAGTCATAATCGCTCTTCAGCTTATCAATCACATTTTCTTTCAGGACAGCATGGATGTTCTGACCCGGTAGATGCTCATTGCACAGCTCTCTCCAATCGGATGCAATAAAGGCATCGTCAATCGACGCAGGCATAACGTCAACCCCAGGTACAACAGAAGGAACAATAAACTCCTCTAACAGCTCTTCACGGCTTACATTCTGCAACATAGCCTGTGCAGATGTTGCGTTTACGATACCAATAGAGTGTTTATGGCTTAAAAACATCGTTGCTGAAGATTGCGGATCAAGGTCAATAACCAGAATCCTTAAATCTTCCATCAGAAGATGAGGGTGGGCACGCATTGCATGCGCCAGAGAAACCGTCGATACAGTTTTTGACACACCGCCTTTAAGATTGGAGATGAAAATCACATACGCTTCGCTGTAGCGATCCCGGTATTTTGGCACTCCGCGATGTTCATATATGTCAATGATGTTCTGAATTGACATCGCATATTTCATTGAAGAGCCAGCAGGGCGTTTATCGAAAACATAACCCTTTTCTTCCATTTCACTTACGGCATAGTCAACGTTCGCTCGAGTCAGTAGAGGCAATTTTGCCAGTGCCGCTTTCGCATAGACCTGGTAAAACTCGTTCGCGTGTAGCTCATCCTTTTGCAACTGTACTTGTTCAGTCAGAACATTGAGCATTCTGTTTGCTCTTTGAGCAACCTTGTGAAGCTGGCTGGAATCACTCATCGAAAGTCATCCTTTATGCTGTATTTTTGAATTTAATTAAAAATGCTGCATAAAATAATAATGTATGCGTAGATGCTTGTACATAGCATTCTCTGCATGTTTGGTTCATTTTGCACGATTGAGAGTTACAAGAAAGGCACAAAAAAGCCCCGTTCAGGGGCATCAGTGTTATTTGCTAAGAGCAGCGAATAATCGTTCGAAATCGATAGTATCTATAGCACGCGTAAGCGCCGGAAGTTCAGCCTCAAAGTACCCGTGTCGATCGTAAAAGAAGGGACCGAAGAGCGAGGCATGTTGGATTCTACTTCGCCCCAGCCCGGACACACAGTTAAGCCCATTACCGGCTAAAAGGCTAAAAAACTTCTCTGGATTATCGTGGTAAAGCTGGGAATCAATGGTGGCGGTTAACTCTTCCATAGGGAAGCACACCCGCCCTGTATCCCAGGGATATTTAGTCCGAAGCATAAACATTGCTTTCAGCAATTCACATTGAGCGCGGATCGCGTCCGGTTCATAGCCAGATATGGAGACATAAGCCACGTCCCTCATTCCTGCGTCATCTTTGAAAGTCACGATAGAAGTAACATCCAGCTCTTTTTCGAAAGAGCAAGCAGCATCTACTGGACGCTGAAGTAAATCATTCGACTTAATGCGCTCGAGAATCCCTCCCCACATATCATTTAGATATTCGATATGAGCCAAAACCTTATCAAGACACTCTCGTGTAAACCATTCAGTATGCCCGCCACCGACGCTTTTCTCCCACGGCGCATTCCAGGGGAAAAAGGTTGCGTGTAAAGCCCGCTCAAGATTAACCATTGCCAAACGTGTACCACGATAGACCCGTGAAAGCGCAAAATCGGGACTCACTTGTAGCCCTTTAAACCGTGCCAATGGACCACATGAAATGCCGATTTTAAAAGTATCTCCGTTCTCTGGCACCAGAACGTAGAGGTAGTGTTGTTTCTCTTCTTGCATATCAATACCACTGCTTGATGAGAACCGCGCAAATGTTGACTATGCGCGAAGGTTAATGTGAATAGTTGACTATGCGCGATGTGACTACAGTCAAAAGTTGACTGTAGTCGATTTAACTCCACCAAAGATCGACTATGTAAGATATTGTCGGGAGAAACGTTGACTATACGCGATGAAATGACCCTAAAAGCCATCTCAATAGCGACTTGCAGAATATTGACTCCAGCAAAAATCCACCAGCGTCAATGAATGTCGCCTATAGTCAACTTCTCGCTATCGCATATAGTCAATATTATGGATTGCGCTTATGGATCTGGAAGCCGATTTTCCTGCCGTTTTTTATCTCTGAAAATTTAAGATATTCAATAGCTTCTAAATCTTTCATGGCTTTTCTGATAACGCTATTTTGCACGCTAACGGATGATTTGAGATTAAGCCTTGCTCTAAGGCGCTCAATGCTGACAGGTGCCGGGTTGGCGGGTAGAGCCTCAAAGAATGTATACAGTACCTTGGCCGTCTCTTTGCGCCCGAGCTTATCCAGCATCTTCAGCTTCAGGATTCGCTTATAGTCAACATAGTAAAGTTCAGATAGCTGTTTCTGCGGCTGGATCTCGATAACATCAAGCTCGGTATTCAGGCTGCTATATGCCAACAAGTTGACGTTAATGTTATTGAGATGACCTTTTGCCGCCGGGAAGCGGAATTTGACAACTGTCTGCTGAATGCGTGTCAGAGAATCATCAATACTTTTACGGAACGCCTTTGAAAGGCGCTTACGTGGATAGCCGCATCGATCGGCAAACTCGGAGAATGGCAGGGTGATTATACCGTCATCATCAGGTGCGTAGTCAAACAACGCGGAGGTTATGCCCACCCACACCTTAAAATCAGTATCCATATCCAGGCGTGGACCATGAATTTCAATTCCCTCATAGCCTTCCTGCTCAACAATTTTGAGGCTTGATAGTTCTTCGGTTGCGTTCGTTGTGTTTGTAGTAACTGACGATCCGCGACGTAGTGCCACATTGGTAGATTTTAAGGTTGGCACAAACACACCTAAGCGCAACAAAGCGATGGGTTGTATAGTGCTATTGTTATTGGGTTTCAGGCTGTGGATTTCTCCTGTATTTCCAGCAACTTCTTCAACGCTAAGGAAGCCTTTATTTTCTTCCGGCATCGTGGTTTCTCCATATGTGGCGCGGCCTGGCGTCATCTGGATTGCAGTTATCAACAACTGTGAATAGTCAGGCTCTAAAATCGCGTACAGTCAATGTTTCTGTCGCGTATAGTCAACAATAAATCGCGTGCAGTCAACAATAAATCGTGCACAGTCAACATAAAATCGCGTATAGTCAATGTTGATCCCATTTCAGGCCAGAAATGGCGCGGCTTACAGCGATCCGGGATCTTCTTTGGATCTTCCTAGGTTCTCTTTAGGATCTGTTTATTGGATCTATGCTGTGGATAAGTTGAATAAACCGGCCAATAAAGCCGGTTGGAAGGAAGCCGTATTATTCTACGCTTTCGATAAGAAGACCATGTTCATAGCATTTAAGCTCATCGCCTTCATACAGGAACTGGTATCCAATACCACCATATTCAGGCACATTAGGGAATAACTCATCACTTACCGAAGAACAAATCACACCAATGCAGCGATCAACGCCTTCTCGTTCTTCAGTGCTGAAAAAATCCTCTTCGGTAAGAACATGAGTACATTGCTCATCAGCATAGGTCGGAAATACATGCTCGATGCAATCCGGGTGTTTTAAACCAAGCTGATCGGCAAGCTCGAAAGCATGACGGTATTGTTCAGATCCTGGCTTGCCAACAGTGATGTGCTCAATTTTGTAGATTGAAGTCGCTTTGTTGATAGTTTGCTTTACTGTTACTTTATCAGACATAAAAATCCCTTTTAGTTACCGCTGATAGCGCGGTTGTAATCATTAACGTTGCGATTCTTCCTGTTAATCCCCATCAGCATCGTTTCTGTATCGAGGATATACGCTGGCAGATCATCAAAATATTCACTGCTAAACTCTGGCATCCTGCACATAAATGCACTTTTTGGGGCAGGGTGGTTAACCTTTGTCGGCGTCGGCGTTAAATTCGCTGATCGACTCCCGGAGCAACCGCTGAGTGTCAGCAGGAATACGCTGGCGAACATTACCCGCCGCAACAAGTTGTTTCTGAACTTCAGCTTTTCGTTCCATTTGCCTGTCAGCATACTTGGCTTGTTCTGATTCATTTTTCACTTCCTGGCTGTGAAAATGTTGCTCTGCTTTGTTCATCGTCTCAATGGTCTGGTTAAGATCCATTATTGACTTATCACGTTCCTTAACAGCCTGATCAAGACTGCCAATTTTCTCCATGGCTTGCTTTAGCTGATGACGTTCCCACGCAAACCCAGCACCAACAAGTGCGCAAATCAGAACAAGAACACCAGTAGCAGCAAGTTTCTCCTTCAAAGACAAAGCTGTTTTTAATGTAGAAAAGAATGACATGTCTTCCTCCTGAAGAAAAATTATCAATGAAGTCCTTTGTTACTGTGTCGCTTTGTTTAATTCATCAAGAACAGAATCAGGAACCAAAGCGGCGATTGCGCTGGCTGTGCTGGCCTTATTTGCTGATGCTTCCGCAAGCGCGGTACCGATAGCATGGTTATAAGCAGTTATGGCTACGTTGGCGCTTTCATTCGCTCGTTCATACTGCTGTTGTAACGCAGTTGTGGGTGCTGTTGTCTGGTTGAAAACAACCCCAAACTGTTCAGTTGCTTCTTTCAGAGATTCAATTTGCTCTTCTGTTAGTGCTGGTGGGGGAGTGGCAGTGCCGCCGCCTGAACCAGAGCCTGACGAGCTTCCTGAGCCAGTGTTAAGGGTCTGGTTAATCTCCCCCATAGCAGCGACTAAACTTGATGTATTAAGCGCGTTTACAGCGTCCTCAAGCGATTTAGTAATAGTCACATCACCAATGGCAATAGAGATCGGCAGTTCTGAAACTTCTCGCTCATTAGCACGACAGTAAACATCCCAACCAATATCGAGTTGAAGGAGCATTGACAGATCAGCATAACCAGCCAACAGGTCCGCGTGCTGAGTTGCCAGCCCTCCAATATTCGTTAAACCGGTTGCGGTTGTTCTGATCGTTGAAACATAGCTGGTAATAGTGTCGGGATAGACAATTGTATCCAGAATTAATCCGGTCAATTCTTCTGCAAGCAGTTTTGCTGTGTTAGCACTGTTTCGTGCCGATGTTATGGCACCAGGTGTTTTCATCCCACCGGCGGCGGCCAATTTTTTATATGCGGATAACTGGTAGTCTTTTTCCAGCATGATATCTCCTAACTTACCTGAACCAGGCCGTCTCCGGCTGCAACGGTAGAGCCGCATGAAACAGGATCACCAACGCATACGATCCCTTTCCCGTTGACGGTAAACCATGCCCTGGTTGATATAGCTTGCCCGCCGTGCGTGCTGTTCCCATCGGTATGCTGTGCATATTGCTTACCATCAACTAACACTTCGACTCCGTTGACTTTAAGTAGTGGTTCGCTCTCTACGGGAGGCCTGGATGGGAATCCTCCGTGCCCCGAACAAATGCTGTCTTTTGTTGCAATACTTGCCACGTCATCACCAATGATTTGCTCTGATTTTCGTTATTTTAACTTAGGTTATTTGTGGTCTGTGTGGCGTTTACTTATTGCAAAATTGCTCTAATAAATATTGTTTTTTATGTCGTGTTTTCGGTACCATTCAGCCATCGCCCTTCAATGGGCATTTGTTTGGAGTCGTCAGATGCAGATGGAGCTAATAAGCCGCAAGGAGTTCGATAGCCGTGTAACCAGCGGTGAACTCGACAACTTGCAGGCTATCAAGGTGAAAGAAGGCTTTTGCCTCATTGGGAATCAGAGCGGAACAAATCGCGTTTTTATGCTTCGCCGTACGGATTTGAAGCCATTTGTCTGGAAGAACGAAATTGGTCCCAGCTCATACGCTCAAACGAGGGGGTGCCACAACCTGGCCTTTTTCTACAAAGACGAGCTTTCTGTGGTTGATATTCAAGGGTTACAACATGTTTAAGCACTGGAAAAACATTACTATTTATAAACTTTCTCGTGAGGCGGATCTGACCGACTTAGAAGATAAAAAGAAAATGCTCCTTTTCACGCCATGCGGTAGTCAGGATATGGCCAAGTTCGGTTTTGTATCTCCATTTGGTGATAATTCCGAAGTTATCGCTATGCATGGAAATGGTTTTATCCTTGTTGAAGCAAAGCGCGAAACAAAAATTCTTCCCCCGCCGGTTATCCAGCGAGCTATTCAAGAAAAAATTGAAAAACTTGAGCAAGAACAAGCGCGTAAACTGAAGAAAACAGAGAAGGACTCCCTGAAAGACGAAGTTCTGCATTCTCTTCTGCCACGGGCTTTTTCAAAGTTTTCTGTTATCCAGGCGATCTACGACGGTTCAACTAAACGTATCTATATCAATGCCAGCGCGCGGCAGGCAGAGGATATGCTCGCGCTTATGCGTAAGTCTCTGGGTTCTCTTCCTGTTGTTCCCCTGAGTGTTGAAAATCCCATTGAATTAACGCTGACCGACTGGGTACGTGATGGTAGTGCTCCACAGGGATTTCAAATGGGGGATGCAGCAGAACTTAAGGCAGTGCTTGAGGATGGCGGTATTGCCCGAGTGAAAAAGCAGGATTTGGGAAGCGATGAAATTTCCACACACCTGGAAGCTGGCAAGCTCGTTACTAAGTTGGCACTCGACTGGCAGAACCGCATTAAATTTACACTGGACCATAACTTCAGCCTTACCAGCGTCAAATTTGCGGATGAATTGCTTGAGCAGAACTCTGATATTGATAGTGAAGATGTTGCGCAGCGACTGGACGCAGATTTCTTCCTGTTGACCAGTGAAATTTCGTGCCTGGTTGATGCTCTGGTAAATGCCCTTGGTGGAGAGGCTAAGCAGTGAAAGAGCTGTGCTATGGATCTGTTTGCAGTGGAATTGAAGCCGCGAGTATTGCCTGGGAACCGTTGGGTATGCGTCCGGCGTGGTTTGCTGAAATCGAGCCTTTTCCATCTGCCGTTCTTGCGCACCGCTGGCCCCATGTCGCCAACCTTGGCGACATGACAAAACTTGCCAAAAAAGTCCTGGCTGGGGAAATCGAATCCCCTGATGTGCTCGTCGGGGGTACGCCTTGTCAGGCATTCAGTATCGCGGGCTTACGTGGTGGGCTTGATGATGAACGCGGCGCGCTAACTTTGAAGTATGTGGAGCTTGCAAATGCAATTGACGACAAACGGTCTGAGTCCTTCCTCAAACCGACAGTTATCGTCTGGGAAAATGTCCCAGGAGTCCTGTCATCGGCAGATAACGCCTTCGGATGTTTCCTTGCCGGATTGGCTGGAGAAGATGCGCCATTTGAACCAGGTGATCGACCTGAATCAGGAAAAAGTAACGCGTTCTGGCGGTGGGATGGCAAAACCGGTTGCCATGCTCCAAAGTGGCCGCAGTGTGGTTGTATTTATGGACCGCAGCGAAAGGTGGCCTGGAGAATCCTTGATGCCCAATACTTCGGAGTGGCACAACGACGCCGACGCGTGTTTGTTGTCGCAAGTGCTCGAACAGACCTCGATCCCGCAACGGTACTTTTTGAGTTCGAAGGCGTGCGCCGGGATATTGCGCCGAGCAGAGGCGAGGGGAAGGAAGTTGCCGGAAATGTTGGAAATGGCATTAAAAGCGGGAGCCATTGGGATAACCCTGTAAATCCTCACCCGACACTTAACCAGTCACACAATACTGGTGGGATTGGTGCAAGTAACCAAGAGATTTTTGCGCAGCGAGGCAGCGGACTTGTGTATTGCATGGCGCATGGGCAAGGGGGGGCAGAAATAAAAAATGATGGGACATCACCTACTCTTACTTGTAATCATGAAGCTCCAATTGTGTTTTCTTGCAAGAAAGCTATTGCGTTTACAAGCAAAAATTATGGGCAGGATGCGGGTGTTGAGATTTCCCCAACTTTACGAGCTGGTAACTCTGCTAATAGCAATCAAAACGCGGGATGCCCACCAGCTGTTGCGTATTCGCTACAACATGCACAAATTGGGCGAAAAGATGATGCTGGACCGCAGGGTAAAGGGTGGCAAAAAGAGATAAGTTTTACTCTTGATTCCCGCGCAACAGCTGACGCCGTTGCGTTATCTTTTTGGGGGCAGGAAAGTATTGAAAAAGGCGAATTAGGTGAGAATGGTTACTTACCTCATATGATGAGCGTTCGCCGTCTGACTCCTGTCGAATGTGAAAGGCTGCAAGGTTTTCCTGATGGACATACGTTGATTCCAACGGGAAAGCGTAAGAAAGTTACTTCAGATGAACTTATATACCTTCGCAATCACGATCCTGATTTAAGTGAAGAAGAGGCCGCCATGCTTGCAGCTGACGGACCTCGTTACAAAGCGATCGGCAATAGTATGGCGATACCAGTAATGCGCTGGATTGGCGAGCGGATTACCAAGGCTGCATGTCGGCAGAAAGAAGGAAGTGAAACAAAAGAGCGAAAAGTTAAACCAGCGGCAGAATTCGAACGGTCCATATTCAAATGGGCTGGTGGAAAATTTGGTGTTCTGGAACAAATCTTTCGCTATTTGCCAGAAGGGAAGCGCCTGATTGAACCTTTCGTTGGTGGCGGAGCTGTCTTCATGAATGCCGGATACCAGGAAAATCTGCTAAATGATGTGAATGCTGACCTGATTAACTTTTACAAGACTCTGCAACGCGAGGCGCATTCACTTATCACTCTGGCACATCGTTTCTTCCAGGACTACAACACACAGGAAGGATACCTGGCAGTACGGAATGCGTTTAACAAACAAGGCTATGATGATTTACATCGCGCAGCGGCGTTTTTGTTCCTGAACCGACATTGTTTTAACGGATTGACGCGTTACAACCAGGCCGGTGAGTTCAATGTCGGTTATGGGAAGTATAAAACTCCGTATTTCCCATTACAGGAGATGGAAGCCTTCCTCGGTGCGGAAGGGCGGTCTGAGTTTGTATGCGGTGATTTTGCAGCGGTGATTGAAGCTGCCGGAGAAGGAGATGTCATCTTTTGCGATCCGCCGTATGAACCGCTTCCAAATACAGAGGGATTCACGAACTATTCCGGTCATGACTTTAAGTTTGAAGAGCAAAAACGCCTGGTGTCTCTGTTGACGGATGCTCATCGTCGAGGTGCAAAGGTTCTCATTACTAACAGTGGCGCGCCAAATATCAGAGAGCTTTATCATGACAGTGGCTTCAGAGTGGAACCTCTTTTTGCCAGACGTTCTGTGTCTTGTAAGGGGGACACTCGAGGTGTAGCTCATGACGTTTTAGGTATATTGCTCTAATAAATTTATTAGTGTAATATCGCCTCAATGAATCGTGATTTATAGAGCGATTTAGCTGTTAGCCGCGACAGGCGCGGCGGTAAGCATGGCTGGGCCTAGTCCTCCCAGACAAACCACCGAGTTGCCAGGTTGACCATGCGCCTAAGTGGCAACTCCGAAGTGCGTTACGAGCTTCCAGTTTGCCCATCTTCGGGTGGGCGTTTTTTTTCAGGGTTTTCGTCATGGTTAGCGACTTTGCGGCGGTTTAGAAACTGACCATTAAAGTAAATGCAAACGATGATCTGATGATGGTAGCGGCCTAAGAAGCCAGACGCCACGGGGTATGAGTCGTCCCCCGTCAAAAAATCGACCGCAGAGTGTCCCCGTCTGTGTATTAGGGAACGGGGAGACACAACAGGTAAGGGCGTTGGTGTGATTAACCAGATGAACGAGAAGGGGCCATCTGTTGGTCAGCGTCCTTTCCTGTTGCGTTTTCTTTTCAGCGTAACAGCGGTGCTTAACAGCACTTTGGGTACAGTTCCACGAATTTACGGGTATATCCCGTCATGCTGAAGGCGCTAATCACGCTGGAAGCCAGGGTTGTGCATCCCCTGTTACCGAATTGCAGCCAGGGCGCGGTGCGCCGAAAAGCATACGGAGGTGGAAGCCCTCGCCGGAGACGTACCCGGCAAGTGATGGTGTAGCTCAGCGGTTAGAGCGGTTGACTGTTAATCAACGGGTCGATGGTTCAAATCCATCCACCATCGCCAATGCCGGTTTAGCTCAGTTGGTAGAGCGCCTGCCTTGTAAGCAGGATGTCAGCGGTTCGAGTCCGTTAATCGGCACCAGCACAACAGGTAAGGGTATTTTGCGACGTCGGAGATCGCCGAGCTTGGCAGAGGGTTCGAATCCCTACGAAGTACCCTTACCGTTGTGATGAAGTGCAGCTCTTTGAAGCAACCAGAAGATAAGCATCTGGCTTCACAACATAAACCGCAGGAACGACCAATAAACGGTAGTCCGTATGGAGAACACCCCGTTGAGGAAGAGGCCTGGCCGGAACCGTAACCGGCACTACAACGTTGAGAACACTGGCGTAACGGGGTCATATCCCAATCTACGAATAAATGTTGCGTTGCAGCGTGACAACCAGTGTTCTCAACATTGTGGTGAATGCACAGGCTGATGTGCCGCAACTACAGTAGTGCGCGCTTTGCGGGGCTTGCTACAACCCTGTGTCGGAGTTCAGCACCGACCATCACAGTTTGATTCTCTGGCATGAGCATAACGCTGAAATAAGTCCAGTCTGGTGCGGCCCGATCACCCGCCGTTAGCTCCACGAAACGGAGCACGTAACAGGTAAGAGCATTCTCCTGTAACGGGTTCATATCCCAATCTACAGGTCCACCAGGAATGCTCTTTCCGTTGCGGTGAATGCGGCTAAGCGCACGCGGGGAAATGGTTATATCTGTCCATTATTTCTCCTTATTTCCCCGTCCACGGTGGATAACCAGCTAAAGGAAACCGGGAAGCACCCGGCACCGCAACCTTATTTCCCAACCAGTAATGAGGTTAATAAATGCTCGGCATTCTCAAAAAGAAATTCCGCAAAGCGGCTGGCGGAGTCAAGAAGATGGAAAACCGTGATGCGGTGGAAGCGACTGTCTGGGGCGCATATTCCATTGCATACTCTGACGGCACCTGCGATGCGAAAGAAATTGCAGTATTGGAAAAAACCATTGCAGCACTTCCTGCCTTTGCGCCGTTCTCCGGTGAAATTGCCCAGATGAGCGCCAATATTCGCGCTCAATATGAAGCCTCGCCGCGCCGAGCGAATGCCCAGGCTTTACGTGAACTGGCTGACGTGTCTGGAACTAATGATGCGGTAGATGTTCTGTGCCTATGCATTGATATTGCTGACCAGGATGGCATTGGGGCAGAAGAGCAGGAGCAATTGAAGAAAATTGCCCAGGCTCTTCAATTGCCACTGGAACAGTATATCTGATGGTTATAAAAGCACGTCTAATTCTGGCTTTGGTTTTTCTCGTGCTATCTGTGCTGGTGGATTTCACCAGCACAATCCTGTCGGTTTTATCCGACGGGGCGTTGGTAGCAGTAGCTGTAACATTGGTATGGCCGATATTAAAAACAGCTTCTAAGGATCAGTGATGGGCTTCTGGGATTTTGCTGACAAGCATCCAATTGTTCTCGTTGTCATTGCTGGCATAGTTGTAGGCGGTATTGCTGGCGTCATAGAAGCACTCAGGAAACAGTAATCCGGCCCTTTAGCTCAGTGGTTAGAGCTGGCGACTCATAATCGCACGGTCACCGGTTCAAGTCCGGTAGGGGCCACCATATTTGGTTGTAACACGGCGTCTGGCACATGCGTCGTTAGCGGTCTGGTGACGTTAAAGGGGTTACCTTTTCCCCTAGCTCAGGCAACAAACCAGGTAGCCGAAATGTGCAAGTCACCGTTGGAGGGATAGCGGATACAGGGACTCACCATCCTGGCGATTCGGTGTGACAGCCGGGAAGAGTCCGGCGCATTAATCCTGATTTTCTGGTGATGACTCATATCGTTAGGAGTGATTTGAGTATGCCGATTATATCTGACATTCAGCACGCCTGGGTGGAGTGCTAATGTCTGCATCCCCTCTTGAATCCATGCCAAATTCCCTTAGTGCAGAACAAGCTGTACTTGGTGGCTTAATGCTTGATAACTGCCGCTGGGATGAAGTTGCAGATCGTATAGTTGCTGATGATTTTTATACCAGTGCTCATCGTGAAATTTTCAGTGAGATGGAGAGGTTATTAAGTCATGGCAAACCGATTGATTTGATAACACTTGCTGAAGCACTTGAACAGAACGGTAAATTAGAACGCGCCGGTGGTTTTGCGTACCTTGCGGAGATGTCAAAGAACACGCCCAGCGCGGCAAATATTTGTGCTTATGCGGATATCGTTCGTGAACGCGCGGTTGTTCGTGAAATGATTTCCGTCGCAAATGAAATAGCTGAAGCTGGATATGCGCAGGATGGCAGGGGCAGCAATGAATTGCTGGATATGGCCGAGCGCCGCGTTTTTGAAATAGCTGAAAAACGACAAAAGAGCGGTAGTGGTCCAAAAGATATCGCCAGCATTCTCGATGCAACGGTATCTCGCATAGAAGAGTTGTTTCAGCGACCGCATGATGGTGTAACGGGGCTTGATACCGGATTTACCGATCTCAATAAGAAGACGGCAGGACTTCAGGCGTCCGATCTCATTATTGTCGCCGCCCGCCCATCGATGGGGAAGACTACGTTTGCGATGAATCTCGTCGAAAATGCCGCAGTCCGTAACGATAAGCCCGTATTGGTTTTTAGCCTTGAGATGCCGAGCCACCAGCTGATGATGCGCTCACTGGCTTCTCTTGCACGCGTTGATCAGACTCGTATTCGAACAGGGCAACTTAACGACGAGGATTGGGCGCGGGTTTCTGGCGCAATGGGGATTCTGTTGGACAAGCAGAATATTTTTATTGATGACTCAAGCGCCCTGACGCCGACAGAGCTACGTTCCCGCGCTCGTCGTGTTTATAAAGAAAATGGTGGTTTGAGCATGATTATGATCGACTACCTGCAACTTATGCGCGTCCCCGAGCTGCAAGATAACCGAACGCTGGAAATTGCCGAGATTTCTCGCTCACTGAAGGCGTTGGCGAAGGAATTACAAGTACCGGTGGTGGCATTGTCACAACTTAATCGATCGCTTGAACAGCGTGCGGACAAACGACCGGTAAATTCAGATTTACGTGAATCAGGAGCAATTGAGCAGGACGCAGACCTGATTATGTTTCTGTATCGCGACGAAGTTTATCACCCGGATAGCGAAATGAAGGGCATTGCCGAGGTGATTATCGGTAAGCAACGAAATGGCCCAATTGGCACGGTGAGATTGGCTTTTAACGGCCAATACTCACGGTTTGATAACTATGCTGGTGCTGACTGGCAAGAGGATTATTGATGCAACGTAAACTAACTAAGCGTAATAAAAATTGGTTGAGCGACATGCTGAAAAAAGCCAATCGCAACCATATGTACCTCAACGACTGGCTATCAATTAAAGGTAATCTTAGTGATGCAAAAATGATCGACAGACATGTTGCGCGCTATGGTGTTTCACTTGTCTTAGAAAAGGCTGAATTAGTATTTTCGGAATATTATTCCATTCCGCAAATTAGCTCCAAAGGAAAAATATGTGGCTATGTGCTCAAACATAAAAGCAAGCTGGATGAGCTTTTAGTCAGGGAAAAGGAGACGCAATGAACATCCTGATCATTGGGCGAAAATTTGAAGCTATCAGTGATGTGAAAACATATACGGAAATGTGGGCTTACAACCTGGCCTGCGCCTTTAGTGAGGCTGGGGTAACATTGCAATACCATCGTCCATATTCTCCCGGCGTCGAAAGCCCGGAGGATTATGTTGAAGCTGTGTTGACCGCTGCGCTCTCGTGTTCTGCGAAAGCCATTTTAGCGCCAGGATTGCGGTATTTTACTACGGTGCCCAGGGAAATAGGCGTGCAACTGCGTCGTCGATTCACTGGATGGGTAGCTCAGGTATACGACGGTTCTATGCTGGATTCGGCACCAGTTGATATTACTTTTACTGTCCGCGATGATACCTGGCGGTACCTGGATAATCCCGGCAGGTTAGAGCGTCATAATCGCTTTAACAAACATGTTGGATGGGCAGCGAATCAGGAGCTGTTCCATCTGGAAACCAAAACAGACGATGTTCTGCGTATTTTTGTAGACCACGCTGCATTTGATGTTAGTGGGTTTGATCACTCCTTAAGTATCCTTATGAACCTTCAGCGTCTGACTGTTCCGTATGAGGCCAGAACGTTGACCGATGACGGATTGGTTACCATTGATCCGGGGAATATTTCGGTAACTCCATACAGACGGACGCCGGTACCAGCAACCGAATTTGCAGCTGAATTGCGTAAGAGTGATGTTTTTATTGTTACGCATCCCGAAAGCCTTGGATTAACTGTTCTTGAGGCGGCAATGTGTGGGGCGTTGGTATTAACGCCTCCCGATTGCCTTCCGCCAGATCGCCTGGCTTTGGTGAACCATATGGTTATCAAGTCGCGGATTGATTGGGATGAGGTTATTGCTCGCGTTGATCGCGTGAAAAATGCTGAAAAGGTCCAGTGTCACACCTGGTCGGCAATTGCGGAAAAGATGCTTGAGACGTTTATCACGCAGAAACCGTCGCGCGGTAACGGATAAAAAATTGAACCCGTCATAACAGAAAAGCCCGAACGCCGGGCTTTTCTTAAGCCTTGTCAACAGAGACTTGAGCGGCTTTTATGGATAGATTCCCGCTGGCCTCTATCGCCATACTTCCCCCCGCCTTCAGGGCGACATCCGCGCCTGACTTTATATCGAGATTTCCTGCGGAAGAGATGAATGCCGGACCTTGAGAAATGGCATATAACTCCCCGGCCTCGTTGAACCCGATTGTTGTTCCACTTTTCAAGTGCGTAACGGCCCAGGCTCCGCCCGCCGTCCGGATCTCCATTAGTCCGTTCCGCGACGAAATAAAGTCTTTTTTGGCGCTGGTTGATGGTTGTGCTGGTGCACCTTCAACTTCAGGCGGTACATAGCCTTCACCTTGTCCTGACGCTTCAGGCGGCACATTGGGAGCGCCACCGGATGCATCCTGTGCATAACCGATTATCAATGGCCATCGCGAATCCCCATTGTAGGGAAATTCTACCCATACTTTATCGCCGGGCAGAAATGGTGAAAACGTGTTTGCATTGGACAATATAGCTTCTGCCCACGGCAATGAGGCATCTGGTAACCCATCCATCATGCCGACAACACGTATTTGTGTACGCATCAGACCTTTAGGGTCATCGACGCTTATCACTACAGCCCGATACTTCCCTGTCAAACTACCCATTCACCACTCCTAACTGTGCACGGCTGACAAAACGAAAGCGGTCTTCGAAATGAGTCACGGACATCACTATCATTTTGTCAGGGATTGATTCATCGAGTTCTCCGTCACCTGCCGTGTTATGCACGACAATTTTCAGCGTCGTACCCGGAGTTAGCGCGGCATTTCCTTCCACCAGCATATCGAGGCGGGGGAGAATGAATTTGTTGTAGTTCGCCAGCGCGGTAGGATCGGGATTGCTCGTAAATTTAATGGGGTCTTCCTGGTTACCTGAGTAAACCACACCTTTGGTCATGTCATAACTGGCCATTCTGTAATTGTGGCGACGCTGGTATTCATAATCGGCATTCAGGATGTTGAACTGACTAATTGTAAATCCGGATGTGTTGGGATTGGCGGACTCATAAGTAAGCGATGGAGCTGCGTTTGCCATTTTTTCCATACTTTTAAAATTGATCGTCCCCCTGGATGCCCAGCACATAGAACCGGTATCCTGGGCTATCTCCTGCAATACCTTGGTCGGTTTTTCTCCAACATTTAGGTGGTATGTGGATGTTTTTCTGAATGAGTCAGCATTTACCTTCAGACCAGGGGCAAGAGAGGAAACTACGGCTGATGGGGGCTTATCAACAAAATACTGTGCGCTGGTGGACGGAACTTTTAATAACCGCACCGGGTTACTAAACGCGTAAATCAGTACAGTATCGTCCTTGCGCGGCGCTTTAAGAACAAAGAACTCTTCCGAGAAGAGGATGCCGCCATGACCTTCCGGATCACCAAGTGAAACGGTCAGTATTGTCCCAAATTTCACCCCCAGCTTATTGACCACGTAAGCCGTTGAATCCCTGACCATGAGCATAAGCTGGGGACCAGATAGCTCCCCGGGTTCGACATAGGTACATCCTACGATCATTTCGCGAGGGATTTCGTTCAGCCCAATTGAAACAGATTGCAGGAATAGCTGAGTGCGTTTTGAATCAGTTTCCGGGGCTGTGGTGGTCTTTGTGGCCATCTCATTCCTCCAGAATTTTCGCTTTTACCGTTATGGTGCCGGTGGTTTGCTGCATATAAGCCAGGATAGGAAGCTCCGCCACTACTGTGAGGTTCAATCCAACCGCGAACAGCCTGTTGTCGGCGGTGCCGGTGGTCAGATCCTGAAATGCGATTGATTTTTGCCCTTCTATGTAACAGGTAACCGGTATCTCATAACCGCCGACATTGGCAGGGTGAGTGAAAGATGCCTGCCCGAGGCTGGCATACATTCGTAGCCAGAATGCTAATGCAGTTGTAACCATCCCAAGAGATTCCTTCTCGTCACTGGCTATCCATAGCGAATATTCCAGTGAGAAAGGGATAGTCGATACCAGGGCTTCAATCTCATCATTTTCATTGGTGACATGCCCTTCATCGTAATTATCCCGGCACAGTTCACCTTCATAAATTGAAAATGCGGGAGAACGAGACAGATTCACAAGCGGCATTGCCAGCTTATTTACCGGGCCAGCAGAGGCTGTATCTTTGCGCCCGGCGCGATCGGCTTCAAATGACGACAACCACTCCTTCACATCACTAAAAGTGCCGAGCGTTATGCGATCTCTTGGTGTGCGTTTCAGGAACTCCCGGAACGACTGGTTAATGCGATCATTAAAGCTGACAACTTGTGAGTCGAACGCTTCGTTTAAAGCCTGTGCGAGCGCCGAATCAATGCCATCAATAGTGGCAAATTCCAGCTTACCAGTTGGAGTAAGACCTTTTTTCTTAAAGATGGCCAGTAGCCATTCCTGATTATTCAGAATCACCGATGAAATTCCCTTCAAAGGCGCGTGAAGGCACGCAATAAAACAAACTGCCTACCCTGGCAGTGCCGTAATTGAATATTTTATGGATGTACCAGAAGCGGCGAATGGTTGTGCCGTCTGACAGCTGTTCCAGCCATTCGAGCATAGAACCCACTGGCACATTAACGGCGGCCAACCGAAGGATTAAAGCACTGTCGCTAATTCCCGTATTATCACTGCCGTCGTATAGCGCGTAGAAGGCGTCCATCTCATCCGGGCAGTCGAGGGCCGTTATCAGTTCTGGATCCTGATAGTCATATATGCGTTGGTTCGGTTCTATTATTTCAGATGCCGTTTCAGGTGCATTTTTGTCTCTGTAAGGTATTGCGCGATACAGAACCGCATCGAATGAGTCAGGGTCTAGCTTGATTGCTTTGAGCCAGTCCATCCGCACAAGGTTATTAAAAACTGCATGACCTTGATAACGGTGGCGCACACCAGAATCACTAAGCAGGCCGTGATCCAGATTGGGAAGGTGATTGTCCTCCACAGGATCAACAATATTACCAACGTTAACACCATCGGTTTCGATTTCAGCATCAATATCTTCCTCTTCAATCAGTTCAGAACCTTCGCCTGGAATATCCGGATCCGATTCGGTGTCCGGGAGGTTATCACCAGTCACTTGTTGTGATGGTTCTGTGTCCTCAAACATGTCATCAAAGAAACCAGCCATCGATTATCCTTTCCGTTTACGGGCTTCGTTAATTTGTGTCTCAAGAATGCTTCGCGCCTGCGCAGTGGCAGCGGCCTTGTCCATTCCCTGACTCATGAAAAACTTTATGAGGTTGTTCGCCTGCGTTTGCAGGGCTTTTTTGAGAGCGTCGGCTTCAGCGCGAGCCTGGGCTTCCCTCACCCGCGATGCTTTTAGTTCGTCATTCTTCCTGTTTGCCGTGGTGCGAGCTTTTTTTAACAACCGGCGAACGTTGTCCGTGGCGCTATCTTTTGCGCGTAGTTTTTTGCCTAATGCATCCTGAGATTTCAGATACAGCTCATACTCACGCGCAGCTTTAGCCTGATCCGTCGTTGTTGTCCGGTTGCGCGCGAGCGATTTAGCCAGTTCGCCTTTGAAATAGGTTGTTGTCTTCCGCTTGTCATCGCCGAAGGCTACCTGTTCAGCTGCTTTTTCCAGGGCAATAATGATGGCCTTGTGCCATGTGGGAGACTGAAAACGCGTCATAGCGTGCAACACATGTTTGCAGGCTACACCAGTCAGATCAGGGTTGCGGATTTTGGGGAATGCATACTCTTTTGGCGGCGCGACAGCATAGTTACCAGCCGTGGCCATATAACGATACCAGTATTGATGGCGTCCACAATCACAGTCGAAAGATACCCGGCCCTTGCAGAGATCGGCAGCGATTCGGGCTTTTTTCGCACCGTCTTCAGCAATTTCCTCAACGGCTTTATCCCATTCCTCAAATCGAATTCTGACACGGTGATGCTGGTGGACCGACTCATCCGAGGCATTAACAGATATCAATGCAAGGTTGTGTTTTAGCCCGAGGAATGTCGCGGCTTTGATCCCTGTGCCATCAGAAACTTTGTTGTTAGCGCGTTTTATATCAATGCTGGTGGACTGCGCCACCAGCTGAGCATAGGTAATGCCTGGTACCGTGCTCTTGAATTTGGTTTTATGAGCCTGCCTTGAGGTGTTGAAACTGCGTATATCTTCGGGCGTAAAGTAGGTGCCATCTTTCTTTTTCCCAAGGCTGAGGAATGCCTCAAGTTCGCGGTTACGCATCCCCATAATCCTTGGGGTGAGTGTACGCCGCGCGTTTCGCCGATTCTGACGCTGCTGTTTACGGATAAGATCGAAGACCTTGTTAAAGTCTTTTGCACTTAATCCATCGGTCTGATAGCGACCAAGGTTGTCGCGAGCATATTCAGTTGGCATTCAATTCCCTTACGCAATGGATAATGTCCCTATTACCTGGCCGTCGTATTGGAAATGGCGAATCATTTCGCGGATCCAAGTGGCAGGTGGGAGTTTTAATTTTTTGCCAACAGTCATACCCTGAGACTCATCCTCAAGCCCGGCGGCGAGCGTCACAACCCAGCGTAGCTCTGCTATGCCCCACATACGGTAAGCCAGCAAATCCGGGCGATATTGCTCATCGGGAAGAACGTAATAAATCGTCAGATTCTTGTCGTTCGATTCACACATAAGCATCACCTCTTTGCGCAGCTCTGCCCTGAGTATTGGATCGGCTATGTTGCGGTCGTCATACCGCGACAGAGGATATTGCCGGGTGCTTTGGGTTGTAGTGATTGATGTAGCCATAGTCAGCCTGCCAGAAATAGATGATGGTGATTCTACCGCTAGTCATTTGTTGAATATTTAACTCAATAAAAGAAAATTATTAGTGCAATTTTGATTGTGAAATGTATCATTCTGCCCTTAAGTAGGTTCTTCACGAGGAAACAAAATTGGCAGAACGTGTTGATGATGCAGAGCTGAGCATGAATCAGTTAGAAGCTCTCAAAGACATGGCCATCGATAACATCAGAAAGCAGGCACAGGTCGTGAGCCAGGTATTTACAGGGAAGTGTCGTTACTGCAATGAATCGATTGAATCAGGCATTTATTGTGACGCTGAATGTGCGCAATGGCACAGGGAAGAGCAGGCCGCAAAACAGCGTAAATATGGCATGCGACCGGCAGGATTTGACTGATTATGTTGCGCTTTACTGAGGAAGAGTTTCAGGCTTTTAGTGAGCGTCGAAATAAGGGGCGGCCCGGGCCAAAAACCAAAAAGGATCCATTCTTATCGCTTGCGCCGGTAAAAGAAGTTTCTCCACATGCGAAGGCACTTGCAGCACTTGCAAAGAACCCAGACCTGCGCGACGGAAATTGCGAGCACTTCGAGCAGGTTTTCATTTTTGATTACTTCGAACGCAAGCACCCTGACATCTATGAGCTGTTGCATGCAACGCCTAACGGAGGGAAACGTTCAAAAGCAACCGCCGGGAAAATGAAGGCTGAAGGGCAGAAAAAAGGTTATCCGGACATGAGTCTCGATAAAGCATGCGGTATTTATCACGGCATGCGAATTGAGCTTAAAGAACCAAATGGTAAAGCCCCGACGAAAGAGCAGATCGCCTGGATGCGCAGGCTTAGAGAGGAAGGTTACTACGTCGTTCTTGCGTATGGTGCAGAACAAGCGATAACCGCCATCCTGGAATACATAAGCCTTAAAAAGGGTGAGGCTATTGAGCATGTATTGAACGGCGACAAGTGGTTGTATGCTGCTTAAAATAATAAATTAATTAGTACATATGCGCCATTTGATATAGCGCACATTAACATCGGGAGAATAGTCGTGTCATCCAAGGCTAATTATGAATCGCTGGCATCGATCATGCCGCGTAATGAACAGGAAACAGATGCTGTAGTGGACCCTGTAATCGCTGAAATGAATGCTCGCCTGGAGGCTGAATTTGCAGCTGAGAATGAACATACCACCCAGGGCGACTAGGACTGTTTTTTGTGTCGGTAGCGGTCCGTCACTCACTCGTGAGGACTGTGCTGCTATAGAAAAAACTGGCTGTTCAATCATCGCGGTTAACAATTCCTGGCAGATGTTCGATGACATTTATGCCTTATACGCCGGTGATTTGTCATGGTGGAAGCAATACGGATCCACCATACCGGGAGGGAGATTCCGCAAAGTGACAGCCAACCTGGCGGCGGCGAAATCATTTTCGTTGGAGTACAGGCGATATTGTGGACCGGCGGAAGGGGTAAATAGCGGCGCGCAGGCTATCAGTCTGGCTGCTGAATCAGGGGCTGAAGTAGTGGTATTAGTCGGCTATGACTGTTCTCTGCAAAACGGCCTTCATTGGCATGGCGCGCACCCTCAAGCCCTACGGAATCCAACGCAGGTGTCTATTTCAAAATGGCAACAGCAGTTCCTGGATACCCGCAAAAAACACGCAGATTTACATATTTTGAATGCAAGTAGGAGCAGTGCAATTCAATGTTTCCCAAGAATAAATTTAGAGGCAGTGATCGCGTTATTATCGTCGGCAGTGGCCCAAGCGCCGCAAACTTTGTTGCGCCGCGCGGAGTGCCGATTATAGCGGTCAATGGGGCCATCGACTGGCTGAACCGCGCTTCTTATTTTTTCACACTTGATCCATCGCCAGACAATATGCGGCGCGTTGGTCGTGGCCGCCGTCGCCGTGGTGTTTGTTATTGCATGGCACTACCCGATGTTAAAGAACGTGAAGTCAGAGACGGCGTTCTGTGCTTCCGTCGTGTGGCTGAACGTGGCATGGAGCCAAAAAATACGAATTCTCCCGAGTGGTGGGCGTGGCGCTGGTCCGCACATTTCGGACTTTGCGAAGATGAGAATGAAATTGCCAGCGGCAATAGTGCATATGGCGCTCTGAACCTGGCTTTCCATATCGGATTCAAACATGTCGCCCTGGTGGGCGTTGACGCTACACAAGAACCACGCGTTCACTCCGGCGGCACGCCAAAAAATCTAAGTCACCTGCCTTTGTTATTCCAGTCTGCGCGTGAACGGATTGACGTTGTTTCATGCGGGAAAATGGGAGGTATTCCGCAGATGACTCTTAAAGAATGGCTGAAGAATACATGATGGCACCCACAATTTATCACCGTATCGACGGTACCAAATACAGGAATGTCTGGGTTGTTGGTGATCTGCATGGTTGCTACACCAGACTGATGTCCGAACTCCATCGTGTGGATTTTGACCCGGCGCAGGATTTACTGATATCGGTCGGCGACCTTATCGATCGCGGTACTGAAAATGTCGAATGTCTGGAACTATTGCAGATGCCCTGGTTCAGGGCAGTGATGGGGAACCATGAGCGGCTGATGATTGATGCGTTAAGTCCAGATGGCAACGTGAATAACTGGCTAATGAATGGCGGACAATGGTTCTTCATGCTGGACACTGATCAGGAAATATTAGCCTGGGCGCTGGTGGAGCTGGTAAAGCGTCTGCCCTATATCATTGAGTTGAACACCGGGCAAGAAACTATCGTTATAGCCCATGCCGACTATCCGGATAATGAATACCAATTCGGTAAGGAGGTACCGCTTTTCAACGTTGTCTGGGCGCGCGAGCGTATCAGTGATTCGATGGATGATATTGGTGGCGAAATTTCGGGCGCAGATCGTTTTATCTTTGGTCACACTCCGGTGAAAAGCCCGAAGACATTCTGGAATCAGCAGTATATCGACACTGGTGCCGTATTTTGCGGAAACCTGACATTGATGAAAGTGAAAGGTGATGGTGCAGCATGAAGATTGCTTTAGTTTTTCGCTCTGGTGGTGACTATAACGCTTCCGATGTGCAGTGGCTGGTTAATCAACTGCCAAAAGGCTATGAAATTATTTGCCTGACAGACCTGAAGCGTTTACATGTACCTGGCGTCAAAGTTGTCCCATTGATCAACCAGTGGCAAAAGTGCCGTGGCTGGTGGGCGAAAATCGAGTTGTTCCGACCGGATATAACCGATGATCTGTTCTATCTGGATTTGGACACGGTTATTGCCGGTGATATACGCCCAATCCTAGAGCATCCACCAACCAGCTTCACCATGCTTAGGGATTTTTACCATCCACAATATCGTGGCAGCGGTGCCTTGTGGATACCAAATAGTGTTAAAGCGCATATCTGGAGTTCATTCTGGCAAGATCCGGAAGGTTGGATTTCTCGTTGTGTCACTACTGAGTGCTGGGGTGATCAGGGGTTCTTACGGAAGGTTATGGGCGATGATACACCAGCATTTCAGGATCTGTATCCAGGATGGTTTGTAAGTTACAAGGCCGATGTTGTGGAACCTGGTTCAAAATATGCGAGCGCGCGTTACTCCAGGGGGAATGGGGCATTACCAAAGGACTGCCGAATAATCTTTTTCCACGGCAAACCGCGACCTCGCGAAGTGTCAGAGGATTGGCTTCCCCTTATCAGCTCATTTTTTGAGCGAGAATCAGAATAATATTGCTCTAATAATTCCATATTTTTAAAACGTGATGTACACTCATCACGTTTTTTATTAGAGCAATCTACAAGGTGCACTATGTGGCCATTCCGACGGAAATATCACTACTGGCTGATCGCCTTTGTTACGCCGACCGGCGGTATCAGGCATGTCATCACCAGGTATCGCAACAAGAGACTCACCTTAGCCAGAATTTTACAGGCTGCCATAGGTGAGGGACTGGATACAAATTGCGTAGTCCTTCCTCCTTCATACTTAGGAAAAATGACCGAAGCACAAGCTAATACGGAACTTTGAAATGATCACTTCAGCACAAAACCAATCAATCGAAAATGTATCTATCCCTGACGTCCTGAATGCCGGTATCCCGGCCATTATCCAGAACATCCGGGCCGCGCAACGCCGCGTTAGTTGTGATGACCTCACAGCGCGTTTTTTTGATAATGCGGTTCAGTCAGCGGAGATGCTTCACGCACAGCTTATTGATGTTTATAACGCAGAAGCTGATAGCCATAACTCCCTGGTAGATGCAGCTGAAAATATGCAGTTGGATCTCGGTCTGAAGGGTAAAGAAATTGAAGAGCTTCAGCTACAAATTGAACATTTGAAACGCCAGCAACAGGACGCGATCGACGATGCGACGCATGACGCCAACCAGCGTGCTGATAATGCCGAACGTATAAGCATTGAGCTGGAAACAAAACTCAATGAAATGACCGCGATGGTTGAACTGCGGAACTCACAGATTTCAACGCTAAAATCTCAATATAAAGAGATCATGAAACTTGATCCTTTTAACCTTGAGAAACGCTATAACAAAGCTAAAAGCGAGCGACAGGAACTGCGTAAGCAGGTCGCCGACCTTAACCAACAGCTCAAAAAAACTATTAAAGATGCAAGCGAAGCGCGCGTGGCATTTGCTAATAAAAAAGCAGAGGTTACCGCGCTGGTTAATGAGAATGCCAAATTTGCGACGCTCAAGAAGGAAATGTATGGCATTACTGAGCGCCGTTTCCCTGCAAGCAAACTTCATCCGACGTTAGGGCAAATCTCCTTCTTCCCGCGCCTCCTGGCTTATGGGATCTCATCGCCTAAAGAGTTCAATAACGAGCGTCCTTATATCGTTTCTAAGCTGGACTTTGCTTATCAGTTCTGCTGCGACATGGGCTATGCCATTGATATCCGAATCAACGAATGGTTGATGCCAAACTTCCAGCCGTTGGCAATTTTCCGCGAGTTCCAGCCGGAAGGTTGGGTAGAGTTCTTCCATGAATTGATCTGTAAAGAGATGGAAAGCCGCCGCCCGGAATTGGTCCGTCGAGTTGAGTGGGCGCAAGAGGTTATGTTGGCAGATGCAGAGCTGCCGTTCGAACCGGAATTCATTGATGATCTGGCAACTAAAGGGTTGCATACCCTGTTTGATGTGGTTACCCGCCGTCATGAGCAGTTGGTTGTCGAATTGGGTTTAGAGGAAACAGCGGCAAGAAGACTTCTCGATGTTTGCTATGCACGTAGCGATGCATGGGAAAAAGAGAACGGCGGCACTATTTACGTCCGCTGATAGTTACAGTGTCACTTTTAATGCTGGTGGAGTGCGCCCACCAGCATTTTTTTCGTCCAATGAGGAGGGCATTTGAGTATTTTCAATAAACACGCACACCAGGAACGTCCGTATATCGTCATAGTCGATATTGATGGAACAATATCAGAGGCAACTGAAGACAGACTGCATTTGCTTCCGCCACCAGGTAAAGGTGCATTAACAAAGGACTGGAACGAGTTTAATCTCGCCTGTGACACCGATACTCCCATCACTCCGGTTATTGATATGGTGCGCCAGTTATTTAACGTTTACACGGTCTGGTTTGTAACCGGGCGCTGTGAGATCGCAAGGGATAAAACACGAGCCTGGCTGCGTAAGCACGTAACAAATGGGGCTGAGCCTTTGCTATCTATGCGTCCTGCCACCGATGACAGAAATGACGGCCCTGCAAAGATTGATCTCCTGAAGAAAATTGGTCTAAGTAAAATTGCGTTCGCGCTGGAAGATAAGATTGAAGTGGCGCGTGTTTTCAGGAGTCACGGCGTACTTACGTTAATGGTCAGGGAATATGAAAATGCACTTCTTCATCAACAATAATTGCTCTAATAAATCTTGATTTTTAAAACAGAGAAAGTGAAAATTAAAACATGCCGCAAGGCGCGGCATGTATCCAATCAATCACAGGAGCTGAAAATATGAACACGGCATTCAAAATCATTATGGCCGCGATCTATTTCTGGCTGTTCTCTATCACTTTTGGCGGCATCGTCGCACATGGGTAAGGGGGATGTATGAAAGGCGAAGTGAAAGAGCGCGGCATGATTTTTAACGATGAGATGGTCCGGGCAATTCTTGGCGGGAATAAAACACAGACTCGCAGGATTGTTGAAGAAAAATTCTATGGACGGGCAGTGGCCGCAGAGTTGCTTGCCAAGCATTGTCCATATGGTCAACCGGGCGATCGTATTTGGGTTCGCGAAACCTACCGGGTACATGGCAAAGCGACGGACGTCGCAACGCTGGTTTATCGCGCAAGCGTGCGTAACTCCTGGACAGAACAAACGCACCGGGTTCCGGTCGAGGTTTGTAATAAACCAGTATCAGAAAAGTGGACGCCATCAATTCACATGCCGCGCTGGGCATCGCGCATTCTTCTGGAAATTACCGACGTGCGTGTGGAACGGCTGCATGACATGAGCGAGGCAGATGCTAAAGCAGAAGGCGCAACTCCGGCGACGTACAAGATTACGCCATCTGAAGCTGTTTATCGCGTTGGTTTTGGTGATATCTGGCGCAGTATTTACGGGCAGGATAACTGGCTATCTAACCCGTTGGTATGGGTAATCGAGTTTAAGCGCATTCAGGAATAAACCGTGAGTATGCATCAAGTCGTCAGCTTTTCAGGTGGACGAACATCGGCTTATCTCGTTCATCTGATGGAAGCACAGCGAAAAGCTGGCGCTAGCGTCCATTTCATTTTTATGGATACCGGCTGTGAACATCCTCTGACGTATCGCTTTATTCGTGAGGTTGTGAAGTTCTGGAACGTACCGCTAACGGTGTTGCAGGTCGATATAAATCCAGAAATTGGGCAGCCAAATGGTTATACGGAATGGGAACCAAAGGATATTCAGACGCGAATGCCGGTGCTTAAACCGTTTATGGACATGGTTAAAAAGTACGGTACGCCATACATCGGCGGCGCGTTCTGTACTGACAGGCTAAAACTCACCCCTTTCACGAAATATTGCGATGACCATTTTGGGCGAGGGAATTACATCACATGGCTGGGTATTCGTGCGGACGAACCCCGTAGGCTGAAACCGAAACCGGGCGTCCGGTATCTTGCCGAACTGTCAGATTTTGATAAGTCGGATGTTATCCGGTGGTGGCGAAAACAACCTTTTGATTTGCAAATCCCGGAGCACCTCGGGAACTGTGTTTTTTGCATCAAAAAGTCAACGCAAAAGCTGGGGCTTGCATGTAAAGACGAACCAGGTCTGATGCGGGTTTTTAATGAACTGGTTACAGGCAAACACGTCAGGGATGGTCATCGCAGAACAGGTAAAGACGTTATGTACCGTGGCCACCTGACGCTTGACGGGATTGCCAGAATGTATGCCGACAGTGACTACAGAAATTTGTATCAGGCGATGGTGCTGGCCAAGCGGTTTGATACTGGTTCGTGTTCCGAATCATGTGAAATCTGGGGTGACCAATTGGAGTTGAAATTCGAAGAGGTAGTGGAATGACAATCGTAAAAACCCATACCGGTACCGTGATCACCAAAGATGGCCCGAAGGTAAAAAAACTGCACCAAACAGAGCGGATGTGGGTCGTTGGCAAAAACGAGTTTTACCACAAAGAAACTGGACGCCGCCATTTTGCAGAAAATACGCGCCGCCGACTGCTGTTAGACACCATCAAGCCTATCGAGGTGAAGCATGTTTAAACAGAACGAAAAAGCTATCGCTCAAATTGCTGATTATATCCCGCGTGCGTGCCGGGGTATGCAGTTGCAGGAAGCCAAAGCGCGCCTGGAGAAAAAAATTGCGCTCTATATTGATGACGGCTGTGATGCCGCCGTTCTTAACGCGGCGTTCGCACCAGCTCTTAACTGTCACACTCGGGAGTCTTTTTTTTCATGCATCGCAGCGCAACTCCGCCAAGGAGGCAACCAGTGAGTAACCGTTTTTACATGATGTGCTTGCGTGAAATTGTGGGTAATAACGCCTCATTCCATTGCCATAACGGCAATGGTTACAGTTCTGATATCGATCGCGCTCATGTTTACACGCTGGAAGAAGGCCAAAAAGCCTGGAATTGTGGACGAGATATCGATCAGCCTGTTTGCGCTGATAGCGTGGATGCAATGGCTGTGTGGCACGTTGATTGCCAGTACATCCCTACAGAAAGCCTGATTGAGTCAGATTGCACTGCGTATGTGGCCTACAAAAAAGGTAGCTGGAACGGCAACGATGTTTACTGGCTTCAACACGGTGGATTGCCAACAGATGACTTCAGTAAAGCGACCATCTTTAGCGTCGCCAACAAAAACGAACCAGGAATAGTTTGGTTGCCATTTTCCATTGCTGATTCAGCAAAGCGCCGGACGTTCAATATCAATAACTTTAACCGCAGAACAATGGTTCAGGGCGCAGGTTTGGTCATGCCTGACTGGTTGAAAAAGCAGAACAGAAGAAAGAAGTCGCGAAGCGGGAAGGTGCGTTGGAATTGTCCGCATTGCGGAAAAATTACCTGGCAGTACAGCCCATATGATTTTGAAGGCTGTCGTGATTACAACTGTGAAGGATGGCGAGAATGACAATTGACTATCAGGCACTGCGAGATGCGGCAGTTGCAGTAGAAACAGAACCTATGCATCAAAATTTTGTGGCGTTTCGTATGGCGTTCACGCCATCGGTGGCACTGGCACTACTGGATGAAATTAAGCGGCTGGAAGACACAAATATTGATGCTATGTGCCGTATTGCAGAGCTTGAGACTAATCTCGCGGCGCTGGTGGCAGAGAACGCCGGACTGAAACACGCAATGGCCGTAACTCTTGAGCATGTGTCGGTCACGGATGCAGGGCAGGCCGGAGTTGCTGCAATGATTATCAACGATGCCCTGCACCACAGCGAAACTCCAGCTACCGATGCTTTTCTAGCTGAAGTGAAGACTGAAGCACGCAAGGAAGGCGCTTATTTTGTGGCGAACAGAATGCTGGCTGCCTGGGAAGCTGGTTTTATTGATGATACCGCGAAGAACGCCGCGGATATTGCCCGGATGATTCTTACCTCTACTGAGTTTATGGCTAATGCGCCGGAAGGCGATTTTGACCGCTCATTCTCTGATGGCGTTCTCGAAGATATCGCCGCCCAGCTTCGAAAAGGAGGCAACCAGTGAGCAAGATTGACTATCAGGCACTGCGTGAGGCGGCGGAACGTGCAATTCCAGCAATGGAACGCCTGTTAATGTTGCCAGCTGATGATGATTTGTTAAGTGAACAGGAACTTAAAGATTACGGTGTGGATATTGATGCGCTCAACGCCTTCAAATTTCTGGCCGGACCAGAAACCGTGCTGGCACTACTGGATGAACGGGAAAGAAACCAGCAATACATCAAACGCCGTGACCAGGAGAACGAGGATATTGCGCTAACGGTAGGGAAGCTGAGAGTTGAGCTTGAGGAAGTAAAACAACACGCTGAAGAATTATCCGAAACCAAGGCTGTTCGTAACCAATGGCGGCCAGATATTTGCCCAATAACCGGACGTGCATTTTTCATGTGGATTGAGCATCCAACATTGGGAAATGTGCCGACATATGGTGGCCCATTAGATAGTTACACCATTCCAACAAAGGACGGTGACGGTGAGTTTTCATGTGAGCGTTACGATCATGATTTTGGCGGTTGGGTAGAAAGCGAATGTCTTGGGTTATATCTGATTGATGATAGAGAACAATGCAGGGTCTACGAACTGGAGGAACGCGTTAAGGAACTGGATGCTCGGGAAATATCGCTCCCGGAACGTAGCAGCATGCTTCATCGAACAGATTTTCACGATGATTACCAAACGGTAATGGCATACAAAGTTTCTGAGGTCATCGCTGCAATCCGCGCCGCTGGCATCCGTATCAACGGAGGTGAGTAGTGCGTGTGGTATGTATCAGCTTGTTACCGTACCCGACTCGTTTTTGGGCTTCTGCGCTAATTGCAAAGCCACATGTCCTGATGGCTGACAACATCATCCCGGCACCAAAGCGCCGCCATACCGGTATTGCAGCGGCACGACGAGCAGCAAAGAGACGCAGGAGAGCAAAGCGATGAAAAACCGTAAGGCAAAACGACTTTTTTTACAGCGGCCTGTGCGTGTGGTGGAGCTGGTTATTAGCAACCATAAGATAGCGGTACTCCATCCATTTGGTCAGGTGGCTTTTGCCGCAAAGCGTAAGCCTACTGCGTCACAGAACAGGCGGAAGAAAGGGTACGCAGTAAGATGAAAAACCGTAAAGCAAAGATTCTGTTAGTTCGTAGAAACGCTCCTGGCGTCTGGCAGTGGGTGAGACTCAGCAACCGACGGATGGGGTTGATGAAATATTACGGGATGATGGATTGTGGTTTTTGCAAAAAGCCCAGCGCGGCGCAAAACCGCTGGAAAAACCATTTGCGCACTAAAGGAGAGTGATATGGCGTTAACACACCGCGAACTCTGTCAAATTGCGTACAAGTTCCTTAAGCGCAACGGGTTCAAGGTTTGTTTTCATGACCGCTTTATAGCTGTAACCAGTACCGGAGAACAGCCAGATGCTATGGGGTTCAGAAATTCAGCATCATGCCTGATAGAGGCGAAGTGTTCTCGTGCTGACTTGTTGGCAGATAGAAAAAAGCGTTTCCGTAAAAATCCCTCACTTGGCATGGGCGACTGGCGATTCTTTATTAGTGAGCCGGGAATTATTTCAATTGAGGATTTACCACCTGGCTGGGGATTACTTCACGTTGTTAACGGAAGAGTACGGAAAGTACATGGGTGGCCCAAGGGTAATTGCTGTTGGGGTAATCCTGACGATAAGCCATTTACTGGAAATAAGCAGGTTGAATGCGATTACATGTTATCTGCATTAAGGCGCATGGAGTTGAGAGGGCACCTTAATGAAATATATGACGGTGTAATTGTTAATAAGAAAGAAGGAAACGCGGCATGATCACTATTACCAAAGAGCGACTGCTGACAATCAAGCAGTGGCGCGAAACATACGGACCTGGTAGCAACGTTGTACTGCCAGCAGAAGAAGCGGAAGAGCTGGCACGGATTGCTCTGGCATCGCTGGAAGCAGAACCGGTGGCATGGACTGATGAAGAGGAACTGCGCGATGTCAGGAAGTATGGTTTCGGTGAGATATTTCAGTGTCCGCCAGATAAATATGCGGACCCGCGTCGTGTAATCTCGCTGTATCGCGAGCTGCCAGCACCGGTAGTGCCAGATGATTGGCAACTCGTACCTAAGAAAATAACACTGGAAATGGAATGTGCTCTATCAAAAGCTGATAGCTATGAAATTGGTTGGCTATGGGCATTGGCAGCCGCACCTAAATACGAAGTACAGAACGCTAAACGCGTGCAAAACGCGCTTAACGCCTGCCGCGCCGCCATGCTTCAGTCCGGAAACTTTCGGGAAAACAAGAATTCGTCAACCAATAATTTTCGGGAAATCGCGGAAACGTCAACCAACTATCCGGCAATTCCTAGTGAGGTGTTGTCCGCAATCCTGAAGGTTGCCAGGATTCGTGCCGATTTCGATGATTTTGACGGTGACAGGCGAGGTATCGGTGATTGTCTGGATGAGGCTGAGCAAGAGCTTATCGTTACCATTAACAAATATGCCAGTCAGTTGGCAGCAGAACCGATAGCGACTAATGACGTTCGAGAGCAGCAGACAGCCGTTCCGCCAGTTCCGGAAATACAGGATGATGTCGCGCAAGCAATTGAAAATCTCAAGCAGAAGTTAGTGGAATGCAATCGCTATAACTACTGCGCAGATGCAGTTAAAGGCGTAGAGGATGCCTGCCACGCTGCCATGCTTCAGGGTAGGGAACGCCTTGTTCTGGATGCCGCTACCAGAACCGCCGCAGGAGGCGAAATGATGGATGTAAAAGAGAAGGTTTTGCAGGTGATGCGTTCCCGGGCTGCCCTGCAAGATAAAGCTCTCGGCGGGGAATATCCATTCAGGATGGCAACCTGGAATCTGCGGTTGGCAATGGAGAAGGAATTTCCTGATGAAGAATGGCGGTCGGCAGATTTGCGCAAAATTCTTATGGAGCTGGCTAAAGATGGAACAGTATCCAAAGATACCCATGCCAGCCGGATTGGTCAGGCGGTATGGAGACTGGAGGTGAGGTAATAAGCTGGCCTGAAGCATTTGCGATTGTAGGCGTAGCTATGGCGATTGCCGCTATTTTTATCTTCTGGGGGTAACGATGGGAAAATTAACTTTTGTAGTCGAATTTGAGGATGGCAAAGAGCCACCTGTTAGCGCCAATCTTGATGTTGCTGGTGGCAGGCTGGTTTCGGTTCTATTTGGTGATTACCGCGACGACTTCTTTCAGCCTGAAGAAGTTGATGTAGTGCGAGAAGCATTAAACGAGCTAAGTGTTGATAACGATGATGCTCATGCGGAAATCATCAAAAAAATGGAACTGCTAACTCACTAAATTATCAATTATGGTGCTATCACCTACGACACCGAGAGAAAATTTATAATGTCAAAAGTAAATGTTTTGATTTTTTCAGCAATTGTTGGCTTTGGTTTTACTGCCGGAGTGCAGATTTATATTACGTGGGAAAAAATCATCAACTACGCATGGAGTTGTTTTATTAAGTGAGGTAAGTATGTGGAGAGGTAATAATCATGGCAAAAGCCAGATGATACTTACCGAATATAAGCTAGACCACAAAACCAATAAATCACGCTCAGTATATTTGCTCCGGCACAATAGCCGCGTAAGAAATACCGTGCTGGAACAAAATCTGACAGTTGAAATGGATAATTGCGGGGGATTCAAGCCAACAATTTCGCTTGATGATTTTCCTCGTGGTTTAAGCGAAAGAGAAGCAATGCTGAAATTAGCAGAATGGCTACAAAGATTAAGCATTGCTATTGAAGATAACTGGTCTGAACCTTAAATTTATATGATGACACTAAAACATTTTCTTGACCGCCCATTATGGGCGGCAGCCGCAGGCTATGACTTTAATTATATGGATTGCATGTCTTATACTGCCAATGCATACGACCATTCGTTCATCCTGCTGTTTAATTCTTTAAGAATATTGCCGGAAACAGAAGTTGGAGAGCTTCATTTATGGCTATTGGGCTTTATCGCGGCTGTCGTTGGTATTGCTGTATGGCCTTTTATTTTCTGGCTGGTGGCTGTTGTAGTGTGGTTTAAGTGCAAGACATACCGGAAAAAGTATTTCTTAGGTGATGGAATGACTGATATTGCCAAAATGAACATTGAAGAATGGACTAAGGAATGTGAAAAGAAATGGCGCAAAAAGAAATGACCAGAATCACTGAAGAGCGCATATCAGAGATTATTTCCCGTATCGAAATGTATGGTCACGGTGCTGGATATACGGCAGATGAAGTATTGGAAATAGCCCAGCAGATGCTGGCCTTGAGACAAAAAGAGCAACATGAAAGTAATACGTGTAGATTGAATTTTGAGCATTGGCTGGAACAGCAACGCGGAAAAATCGATGTGGACTGTGGTTGTGTGTCCACTGAAACATTCATGCACTGGCTGCGGGTAGCTTACGAGGCTGGCAACTATCCGGATATTCCGGATAGTTCGGTGCCAGCGCCAGGAAAGGGCGTCACCGGTGAACGTATCCGCATTAAGCCGCATGTTTATCGCGAACTGGTTAACCGTCTCCACGATACAGCGATCAAGTGTGCTGGCACCCAGCAATTACGAGAAAGAATTAGCCGTGTTTTGGGCGACGTTATTACACCAGATCATCATAAACAAGCCGAGAAAAGTGACCTGGAAAGGTGTCACCTTGAGGCGGCATTAAACATTAAGCCGGGGCATACGCTTGGCATTATTGATGCACTATTGGTTCATAAGATGGCCAGGGCTTTATTGCCGCTGGTGGCTGAAAAGCATGAGGTGGACCATGCCAACGAAAGCTGAATTACAGGTGCGCGTAGATGAGCTGAAAAAGAGAACGCGAGCCTCAAAAAAATGCTGTCGCGGGCGGAAAGGGAATTATCAGGCAAATTATTGCCAGAAGAACTGCCACCAGCAGATATACTAGATCGAGTGTCCCAGTGGATGAAGTCTTTTGGTTTACCGTGGGAGGCTTTTTGGTGCTACGACCATCGCAGATGGTGTGATGAACTTGATAGCAATTTTCCCTACTTTGCGGAAGGGAACACCTGCCCTCAATGCAGGGGATAGCATTTGACGAAATCGATCACCCTATCCTGAACTTCAGAAAGAAGGTCTTTTTCACGCGCCAGGACGTCAGGATATTGACGTTCTGGCCTTACCAGATGCCGGAGCTTCCCATTAAGCAGAATGGCCTCAGAAAACACTTTTACGCTGTGCTTTATCCCCTCTGTTTCACTTTTCACCGTCAAAATAAAGCGCAATTGCTTATTAGCCTGATTCGGATTCAATACACGAATTTGCAGTTCGTCTATGCTGTTCCGCAATGGGATTGATGCCACCACACTGGTGCAGTCTCTGATTGTCTGAATTGAACGGCTAACATTGAGAACGTTATTGTGCATGTGCCTGATCCACTAACTCCTGGAGGTTTCTTGTGTCAGATCGAAATATAGCAGCTAAAAGCCAGGAAGAGCGAGACAAGGTGAACGTAGACCTTGCCGCCAGCGGCGTTGCTTACAAAGAACGGCTGAATATACCTGTGATTGCAGAGCAGGTGGCCCGTGAGCAACCGGAAAACCTGCGCGCCTATTTCATGGAACGGCTACGGCACTACCGGCAGTTAAGCCTCCAGTTGCCAAAAGGGAGCGATCCGGTGTATCAGAACGAGGATGCACCAAAAAAATAACGGCAAGATGGGGGAGAAATGTGATTAGCCCCCAGCGTGGCGCGCCTACAAACCCCGCTTTCACAAACTATGCCTTTTCAATGTATACTGTATGAATAAACAGTATCATTGAGGTAAAACGCTATGGGCTTCCCTTCTCCTGCGGCGGATTATGTTGAAAGCCGAATTTCTCTTGATCAGCAGATAATTAGACATCCTTCAGCGACCTACTTCATGCGGGCAGCTGATAGCCATCACCGTGAGGGAATATTGCAGGGTGCTTTGCTGGTGGTTGATTCCTCGCTTACTCCGGTTGATGGTTCTCTGCTTGTGTGCGCTATGGAGGGTGAATATCGCATAAAGAGATACAGGAAGTATCCGCGCCAGCACCTGGAGGACTTAAGCACCGGGAAGAAAGAGGCGTTACCAGTAGATGACGATGGATACACGGGCAGTAATGCTGTTTTTGGTGTGATCACTCATGTCATCAATGATGCCCGAAGTGGGGAATTTGATGATTGTCCGGTTATTTAAGCTGCAAAGTGCTGGTGCTTTATGCCTGTGAAGTTTATAATTGTGTACACATAACGAGTACACGAGGTGTTTATGCAATCCATTAACTTCCGTACCGCGCGTGGCAACCTTTCTGAAGTGCTCAACAATGTTGAAGCCGGGGAAGAGGTTGAAATCACCCGCAGAGGCCGTGAGCCAGCAGTAATTGTCAGCAAGGCTACTTTCGAAGCCTACAAAAAAGCGGCGCTGGATGCTGAATTTGCATCCCTGTTTGACACCCTGGACTCCACCAACAAGGAACTGGTTAACCGATAATGAGGCATATATCACCGGAAGAACTTATTGCGCTTCATGATGCGAATATAAGCCGCTACGGCGGCCTGCCGGGAATGTCAGATCCGGGTAGGGCAGAGGCCATTATCGGGAGAGTTCAGGCCAGAGTTGCCTACGAAGATATCACCGACCTTTTCGAAGTCTCCGCCACCTACCTGGTGGCTACAGCGAGAGGGCATATATTCAATGATGCCAATAAGCGTACCGCGCTAAACAGTGCGCTGCTATTTCTACGCCGTAACGGGGTGCAGGTATTTGATTCACCTGAACTGGCAGACCTTACTGTAGGCGCTGCGACTGGCGAGATATCTGTATCTTCTGTCGCCGACACGTTACGTAGATTGTATGGTTCTGCGGAGTAGATTAATGGCACGCAAATACAACAAATTGTCCCGTGAAGCGTTAAAGATGCTTCTTGATGGCGTGAGTCGCCGCAAGGTAAAGCAATACCTGGTTGGTAAGCAAATTGGAGTCAGGACCGCTATTGCTGTGTTATGCCGTCAGGAAATGGTTGCGCTTAAACAGAGAATGCCGGGCAGCAGATAAAGCCCAATCAGTGATGAAAGGTGTGATGTGAAAGCCGTAATTACTCCCTTTGTACAGAAAGAGCTTGGCCTCGCCACGTTCAAAGTGGATCAGGAGGTCAGAAAGCTGGTGGAGGCTGGCCGTAAATTTATTATGGAGCCGGTGCCGCGTGAGTTAATCGAGCACATGGAAGACGGCCTCGTTGTTACCGAGCAAACCATGGCAACAAATGAGGCGTTGCAGCCGTTTTTTAACAGCGATGAACTGTTTCGCCGTATTGGTGGAATTGACGCGCTGGTGGCGTGGTTGCGTAGGAAAGAGGGTCAATGCCAGGCCGCAGATCGTAGTTGGTGTGACAACCATATTGTCCACGCTGAACGAGACAATAGCGCGGTGTTGTTGTGCTGGCATCACGATAACCGTTATCGGATGCGTGGTTTTAATGAGCTGAAAGAAACGCTGCACAATAATCGCGTTAACTGGATACTGGATGTCGCCCGTCAGGAAATGGGCCTTTCAAATAGCCATGATTTAAGTATTCAGGAGCTGTGCTGGTGGGCTTTCATGCGCAACATGATGCACCTGATGCCGGAAGAAGTCTGCCGCATATCAATAAATAAGATGAAGGCTACTCCGCAGGATAGCGGACCTCTGAAAGAGGCGGATATTCGCCCGTATGACGATCGCGCTACAGCATATGTTCAGATGATGGAAGAACGCGCCGCGCCGATGCGTGCAAAAGTATGCCCTGTGGATGTTGACTCCGACCCTGGCATGGCGCATTTCAAAATACCAAAACTGCAATCGCTAAAATTACCTGAGTACATGGACTTTGTTGCTTCCCGTCCATGCTGTGGGTGTGGAGCTGCGGGAGCTGGCGCTCACATTACGCCTTATATCGTTCGTCATAGTCGATTATGCGCGCATGACATTTACGCAATTCCTCTGTGCCAGTCATGCCAGCGTGATATTGAGCGTGACCGCGATAATTGGGAGAAGACGCACGGTAGGTTGGCGATGCATCAACGATTGTTCTTTGATTACGCGCTTGGAGTGGGCGTTATCACAAGTCATTCGTCGAGTGTTAGATAAAATTGCTCTAATGTATTGCTATTTCTTTAATCGAGGGTATTATATTCCACGTTGATTAGTTGACATGGGCTAATCAGTAGGTGACAGGATGTTACTTAACTGGCAGGGACGCCACTTCATGGAAATAAATCACTCACGAATAACATCGTACGAGATTGCGGATTACATGATCCGCACTAAATCTCTTCTATCAGCGAAAGAACTCGCAGCAATTCTTGAAAAGGAATACCCGCATCTGGATGTCGATAAGCGCGATGTTTATCTGCGCTTAAAGGCTATCGCTGTGTCTAAGTATTCGTCTGTTTTGATTGATGACAGTACACGCCCACGTAGATTTCAGATCCACTCTCTGAATCCTGAATTCTTTCGCCGTAGCCGCGCTCCGCGCCGGTTTGATGAAAAACTCCAGAATGAACTCTATATGACGCAGGACGAAAAGGAACGCCGGGAGCACCAGCCTTGGGTAATGGCGCGTCAACTTTTCAATAAGGTGGCCCGTCAGCACCGTCATTACGGTAATGCCACATCCGCACGTATCTGATTGATTGCTTGCCCGTTCCGGGCCTTTTGACATGTGACTTTCGTTACCCTCGCGTCAAAAAGAGTTTTTACGAAAGGAAGCATAAGTGACCTGGGACGATCACAAGAAGAATTTTGCTCGCCTGGCGCGAGATGGTGGTTACACCATCGCACAGTATGCCGCCGAGTTTAATCTTAACCCTAATACCGCACGTCGTTATCTCCGTGCCTTCAAAGAAGACACCAGGACTGCGGACAGCCGCAAGCCAAATAAGCCAGTCAGGAAGCCACTAAAAAGCATGATCATTGATCACTCTAATGATCAACATGCAGGTGATCATATTGCGGCTGAAATAGCGGAAAAACAGAGAGTTAATGCCGTTGTCAGTGCCGCAGTCGAGAATGCGAAGCGCCAAAATAAGCGCATAAATGATCGTTCGGATGATCATGACGTGATCAACCGCGCCCACCGTACCTTACGTGATCGCCTGGAACGCGACACCCTGGATGATGATGGTGAACGCTTTGAATTCGAAGCTGGCGATTACCTGATAGATAACGTTGAAGCGCGGAAGGCCGCGCGCGCTATGTTGCGTCGGTCCGGGGCCGATGTTCTGGAAACCACTCTTCTTGAAAAGTCTCTTTCTCATCTCCTTATGCTGGAGAACGCCAGGGATACGTGTATTCGCCTGGTGCAGGAAATGCGCGATCAGCAAAAAGACGATGATGAAGGTACTCCGCCTGAATACCGTATCGCGAGCATGCTAAACAGCTGTTCCGCGCAGATAAGCAGCCTGATCAACACCATTTACAGCATCCGGAATAACTATCGAAAAGAAAGCCGGGAGGCGGAAAAGCACGCTTTATCTATGGGGCAAGCTGGCATTGTTAAGCTGGCATACGAACGAAAGCGTGAAAATAATTGGTCAGTGCTGGAAGCAGCTGAATTCATCGAGGCGCATGGCGGGAAAGTGCCGCCCCTGATGCTGGAGCAAATCAAAGCCGATCTGCGTGCTCCTAAGACAAATACCGATGATGAGGAAAGGCAAACAGCCGTCGGTGGCCCTTCTCTTGAAGATCTGGACAAAGTTGCGCGAGAACGGGCCGCCAACCGCCGCGCCGATGCCGCATTGTGGATTGAGCAGCGTAGGGAAGAAATCGCCGATATCGTTGATACAGGCGGTTATGGAGATGTTGATACTGAAGGTGTATCAAACGACCCATGGCTGGAACAAGACCTGGACGAAGACGAGGAGGAAGACGAAGAAGTTACCCGCAAGCTATACGGGGATGATGATTAATGGCCAGAAGTTGCGTAACGGATCCACGTTGGCGCGAGCTGGTGGCGCTATATCGTTATGACTGGATTGCGGCCGCTGATGTTTTGTTCGGCAAAACACCTACCTGGCAGCAGGATCTGATTATTGAGTCTGTGCAGGAACAGGGTAGCAAGACATCTGTTTCGTCTGGTCACGGTACCGGGAAATCAGACATGACTTCTATCATGATCATGTTGTTCATAATCATGTATCCCGGTGCCCGCGCCATTATCGTTGCGAACAAAATTCAGCAGGTAATGACCGGTATATTCAAGTACATCAAGATAAACTGGGCTACTGCCACCAGCCGTTTTCCATGGCTTGCTGATTATTTTGTTCTGACAGAAACCGCTTTCTATGAGGTTACTGGTAAAGGTGTATGGACTGTAGTACCGAAGGGCTTTCGTCTGGGAAGTGAAGAAGCTCTTGCCGGTGAACACGCAGATCATCTTCTGTATATTATCGATGAAGCCTCCGGTGTCAGTGATAGAGCTTTCGGTATCATCACCGGTGCTCTTACCGGACAGGATAACCGCATCTTATTACTGTCACAGCCTACACGCCCAAGCGGCTATTTCTACGATACACACCATAAACTGGCCAAGCGTCCTGGTAACCCTGATGGCGTTTATACGGCGATCACGCTTAACAGTGAGGAATCACCGTTGGTAACGCCAGCATTTATCAAAATGAAGCTGGCGGAGTACGGCGGGCGTGATAACCCTATGTACATGATTAAGGTACGCGGCCTATTCCCTAAATCACAGGATGGCTTCCTTCTTGGACGTGATGAGGTTGAACGTGCAACGCGGCGGAAAGTCAAGATTGCAAAAGGATGGGGCTGGCTTGCATGTGTGGACGTTGCTGGTGGTACGGGACGGGATAAGTCCGTTATCAATATCATGATGGTGTCCGGCCAGCGAAATAAACGCCGTGTAATCAACTATCGAATGCTGGAATACACAGACGTTACAGAAACGCAGCTTGCCGCCAAAATTTTCGCAGAATGTAATCCTGAGCGATTCCCAAATATCACCATAGCGATAGACGGCGATGGCCTGGGTAAAGCAACGGCGGATCTGATGTACGAGTATTATGGTATTACCGTACAGCGCATACGCTGGGGTAAAAAGATGCATAGCCGTGAAGATAAGAGCCTGTACTTTGATAAACGTGCTTATGCCAACGTTCAAGCCGCAGAGGCCGTAAAATCTGGTCGTATGAGACTGGATAAGGGTAATGAAACTATTGAGGAAGCGTCGAAAATCCCTGTAGGGATTAACTCCGCAGGTCAATGGAAGGTGATGAGTAAGGAGGATATGAAGAAAAAACTCAACCTGCACTCACCAGACCATTGGGATACATATTGTTTCGCTATGCTGGCGGATTATGTTCCCCAGGATGAAGTGCTTAGCGTCGAAGACGAAGCGCAGGTTGATGAAGCTCTGGCATGGCTTAATGAATGAATATTTGCTCTAATAAATTGTGTTTTTTAACTACCGATGTTACATTGAACCTGACCTCTTGCGCCTTGAGGCATTTTCGGTTTATGCTTATCAGGCACCTCATTAAAACGGGTGCCGGGATTGAGACCCCGGATAATGTCAAAGGCGACACAGACGCCGAAAGCGTCTTTTTTTGTGTCATGCCATCGCACAGCCATACGTAGCGTTTAGCTCCGAAATCAATGGTAGTGCTGGCTGGGCTGCCGAAAGGCAGGCCGGTTCCCTTTGACGCCGGTAGTCTCAACCCAGTCAGTGCTACCGCCATTGAGATTGAGACCTCACGCGGTAGCTCCTTAACTTAGTCAAAGGAGGCTGCCATTATGGCTACTGTCCCTACCCCAACTCATCCTGAATTCATCTGGCGCTTCTATTCCTGCCAGAAACGTCACTATCACTTCGTTATTGCACCGACAGAAGATGAGGCCCGTTCTCAGCTTCCTGACGCTCCCTGCATTTTCTCTGCCCGCTTTTCCACTGATTCGCGCAACTCTCTCAGTTACTGGTGCCTCCCTGTTAACGCTTCTGCTCAGGAGGGACTATGAGAACGTCATTAGTCACCCGTGAAGAAATGATTGAGGCAATTGAACAGCACACATCCTGTATCAGTACCAGGGATATACCGGGCGTTATTGCCAACTACTTCATGATCACCAAACAACTTTACCGGAGAAAGGACAAGAACGCTGTTCACCGCATTCTGTTGTCTGATATCCGCGAATACCTGCTCGAACAGGGGCATCTGAATTACGCAACCGTCGCAGCCGAAACACGCAAGGAGGCACACAGAATGAAAGCAACTAACGTTAAATCAGAAAAAACTCATGCACCTTCAGTTCAGGAATCGGAGCTGGTGGTTGTTCAGAATCAGTCTGATGAAATTCCCGTTCTGGAATGGCTGGGAGTGCGTGTAGTGACAACTAAGATCCTTGCTAAGGGGTATGGGACAGATGCGGATAACATCAAGAAGAACTTTTCCCGTAATGCTGAACGTTTTTGTGAAGGCAAGCATTTCTATAAAGTTATTGGAGATGATTTGAACAATTTGCGAGTGACTTTAAGTAACTCACAAAATCCTATCTCTCCTAAAGCCCGCTCACTCATCCTCTGGACGGAACGCGGCGCAGCCCGCCACGCTAAAATGATCGAAACCGATCAGGCATGGGCATTCTTTGAAAAACTGGAAGACAGCTACTTCCGACAAAAAGAACAGCAACCGGTTGCAATCCCCCAGACGCTTCCAGAAGCTCTGCGCCTGGCTGCCGAACTGGCTGAACAAAAGCAGCTTCTGGAACAGAAAGCCCACCAGCTAAATCAGCAGCTGGTGGCCGCCGCTCCTAAAGTCGATTTTGCCGACCGGGTATCAGTAGCTAAAGGGATCCTGATTGGGAATTTTGCAAAGGTTGTTGGACTTAAGCAAAACGCGCTGTTTGCCTGGTTACGGGAGAACGGCATCCTGATAGCGTCCGGTGGACGTAAAAATGTGCCGTTCCAGCAGTACATCAACGCGGGGTATTTCACGGTGAAAGAAGTGGTGCTGGATGATGAAGATGGCTACCAGATACGGTTGACGCCTCAATTAACGGGTAAAGGCCAGCAGTGGTTGACGCGTAAACTGCTCGATGCTGGCTTGTTAAAACCGGTGGCGGCTGAATAATGGAAGAATGCCCGGTTGATGCCGGGCAAAAGGGCGGGAAGTTTAATCAGCATTCAGGAGCAATGCGTTATCTATGATGATCTGCTCCCATTCTTCGAATGCCCGGTCGCGGACGCCCTGGGGAACGCTGTTAGTTTTGAAATCGACGACCGTCCGCCATTTCCCGTCCGGGCGGTACATGCGAAGAGCTTTACTTCCCCCTTCCCTGCGCACCTCAACGTTGTGCTTGTCAGCAAACTCTTGTAATGCTCGTAGCGTCCCATGCTTTACTGTGTAGTATCGCTTTTTCAAGTTTTCTCTCCAGCCTGTGCCAAGGCTTCAACTTCCAAATCGTAAGACTCAAACTCATAGTCCTGGTCGTCAACCTCTTCAGGCACTGGCAGTAAATGCCAGGCTGAGTATATCTGACCATTATCAAAACGCTCCTGGCTGTAGAGCGTCGCGGCTATGAGTGTTAGCGCCGGGCGGTCATAACGGTAAATTTTGCGAACGTCACGGTCAACGAGACGACCGAAATTACCATAACCGCGCTCCAGTAATAATTTTTTAATTTCCGGCCAGTATGGACCATAGCTGCGGTACAGGCGGGGATTTTTCAGTAATCGCCCGCGTAGCCCTGACAGGAAGAAATCAACGTATTCGTCTTCTGTCTTTCCTAACAACGCTGTACGGAGTACCGCCTCAAGATATGTTTTATTCGGTTTTATTGTATCAGATAGTGTGGCCATATTATGCGACGCCCGGCGAACCGGGCGCTCCTGTTATGCGTATTGTTGGATGACGGCCAGAACGTCCGCCACGTTGTGTTTTGTCTCGATAATCCACCAGTTACCCGGGAAATCGCTGTTCTTCGCCTTCGCTGGCAGCCAGCGAGCGCCGAATTTCGCCTTGATTGCGTCTTTCGCACGGAAAAGAACGCCTTTCATGCCTGAGGCTTCCTGAAGCCCAAATACCTCGCCAGCGGCGAATTTTGGTGCGTACATCATCTTCAGGTCGGCGGTGGATACGCGATAATTCAGACCAAGAGACTGAGCTATGCTGGTGGCATCACCCTGTATTGATGATAACTCTTCTTGTTTCTCGTTTCTGGCGGCAATCTCTTCCTCCGTGATGTTGCCAAGGGCTAGGTTTATCCGATCAGCGTCGGCCTGTTTCTCTTCATCGGTGCGCCCGGCAAGAACCGTGTTAATTCTCTGCAATATCTCCACATGATTCTTGCGCATGCTGAGCAATTCCGGCGTAACCTCGTTAAGATCCACCAGCCCAAGGATGGCAAGGTCGGAAAACATTGATACCAGGTTGTAGGTCATGCGATAGCTGAGTTGACCATAGGCTGATGGCAACTTCACCGCATCCATTTGATAGGCATCCATAAATTTAGAGCCGTCGTTTACGACATCCGCTATTGCAGGTGTGATTTTCCCTGTGGTGGCGGCCTCCCTGATTGCTGTTACCCACGATTGAGTCAGCGCGGCGACTGCATGATTCAGATTGGCTTCCCGTTCTGCTGCGATGCGCGCGCTTGCTGCGTCCATTGCCTGCTTGATCTCGGCTTTATTGCTGTAAATGCCAATGGTGCCAAACTGTGCTGTGGTGATCTCATAATCTGACGCCCGGAACTCATTGGTACCGAAAATGGCATTGGTGACTTCAAGTTCAGAATCCCCGTTACGAGTAGCCCCCTGGCTTGTTTTTTCCGGCATTCTGGCGATCGCATCCGCTATTTTCTCCTGAATTGCTTCAGGGGATAGCGTATCTCCGTATGACGCGATTACATCGCCATAATTGGAGCCAAACAGTTCAACCAGGAATGTTTCTGCCGAACGGATCTGGCGGTTATTCCCTTCCGACATCATACCAAGCACCCATTTTGCAATTGACGACTTCAGCGCGCCGTCACGGCGATCCGGGTAAACCGCATGCTTCAGTGGGTCCGTATAGGTACCAACAAAATCGATGCTATAGCCTGACTCTGTAGTCTGAACGCCGTATGAGTCAGTGATTTTGATCATGCCGCGCTGCTGGAAACGGTAGAAATCGTCACAGGAAATGATGTCGTTAATCCCGGCGATGGAGACGCCACCACTGATTTTCTGCATAACAGCATCTTCATCGGGAGTTACATCAACCTGTTTATCCAGCGTCTTCACATCCCAGTTACCCGATTTGGTGCCTTTGAAGGTAAAGATGATCTCCACGTCTGCGCGCTGGCTGTCGAAGTCCAGCGACTTAATGCGAACGATATCACCGGCACAATCATAGTATTGGCCTACACGCCATGAGCGATCGCCGATAACAAGGAACTCATTCGCATGGTTAACCAGATCAGGATCAACATCCAGAATGCCTTTATTTATTGCATCCTCCACCAGCGGGCGCAGGCGTTTGATATCCGTCGCGGCCTTCTGAGTACGGTTCAATAATTTCTCATAGCGGGAGATGGCCTGAGAGATATTAGCCTTGCGCTGAATGGCGCTTTTCAACGACGCGCGATACTGTGCTAACAACGTACGGTCTGTGTGATGGACGCTACCCCAGCGGGCTTTCCAGTCTGCGTTATCAGCTGCTTTGGCCATTACCGCCTGTTTGAATTTGGCGACGTCGGCGGTGGTCTTTTCAAGTTCCGCTTTGCTTCGCTCTAATTCAGCGGTAAGCACCTCCACATCCTCACCAGCTGCGTGCTGCGCCTTGATGTAGTTCTGAAGGTCGATAGTAGCCTGTTCTTTCTGGCGAGCGCGTTGCGCGGCTTTCGCCTTATCCATTTGAACCTGCATCATTGCCAGACGTTCGCCATCATCCTTAGCGGTATACATCTGCATTTCGATCATATCGTTGGCGTCGGCGTTCTCCATTTCTGACTTATCTGAACGGAGGATATCGGAGATCCAGCCTGCTTTACGCTTCAGCGTCTTCAGTCGGTATTCATCGAAAGAACCCTTGCCGCAGTAGTAGTGAACGCGAACGCTTGCACGGTTGGAGCCAACTCGGGCACCGCGACCGTTTCGTTGCGCAATACTGGCTGGAGTCCATGGCAACGTCAGATGATGGATGTCAGTCGTTCCTCGATGCAGGTTGATACCCACCTCTGCCTTTTTGTTGCAGATGATGATCGGAGTCCGGCCCTCCTGGAAGTCGGCTGCAATCTTTTCCAGACCGCCCAACGACATTTCATTTTGCTGCGCGATATAGGCGTCATACAGAGCCATTTGCTCGTTGTATTTCGCTATCTGTGCATCTGTTGGTTCATCCGGTAACTCTTTCGGCGGTTTAACCGCTTTCAGTTTCTTACCGGTTTTACCTGCCTCGGCAACCGTCTGAGCATTCAGTATCCCCACCTTTGAAGGTTCAAGGTTAAGAGCATTGCAGATAATGCGCTTGAGCTTCTGGTGCTGCGTTTTTTCATCGGTGAAGATGATTTGCTTACCTTCCGGGAAAAACTCCTTCAGCGTGGCAATCAGCTTCGCGTATTTGGGCGTAACGGGGTGAGTTACGGTCTGTTCGTCAATGCCAAACCTGGCCAGGCGCTTATTCACTTCCTGCTCGAACGCTTCCGGAACCTGCAACTGAATAAACTCGCCCTTATCTATCAGGGAGTATTGCGATTGCTGCGTGATTGAATCATCACTGTCGTCGTCTTCGCTGGTGGCTTGTTTAGGCAAACTGTCTGCCAGCTGCTGCACCGCATCGGCGTACTCCGGCAGGAAACGATAGGTGATCCGGCGATAGTACAGGTCCATGTCAGTACATACGCGGTCCATATCCCTGATTATTGAGAAGATCGGACGGGCTTTCTCGTGCTCAATCACGCCGTCTTCATTGACCGAGGTCGTTACACCATTGTTGGCTTTGGCCGCCGCTTCCGCCTGCTGACGCAATTCTTCATACGCCGCCAGTTGTTCTTCAGTAAGTGGTGCATCCTGCTGGTGTTCGTCCAGTTCCGGGATCTCCACGGTATCCTTAACGTCTTCCGCTGTTTTAAGCGTTGTCCAGCGATGGAATATACCGCGCAGCGCATCAAGGTTTTCAAAGCCCACCAGCGCCATTTTTTCTTCAACTTCACCGCTGATTTTCTGTACCGTTTCCAGCCTGGTCTTGCCGAAGAATTTAACGAAGTCATCAGGACCGTAGATCCCCATCTTCTGCCAGTATTCCTTCGGCAGAACATGAGAAAGCATGTTGTATGCATCGATCGGGGTGTTAACGACTGGCGTTGCAGTCAGGAGAACCGGCCCGCGCCCGCCATTCTTTTTCATCAGGTACGCGTTTTTAATTGCCATATCTCGCGCCGATTGCGCCACCGCGCTGGTGGGCAGATAGGCCAGTTGTGACGCTTCGCGACCATTTTTATAGCTATTGCGGTAGTTGTGACCTTCGTCAGCGATCACACTATCGAAGCCCATATCCTCAAAGTACGGATACTTCTCTGCTTTTTCGGTGCCGGTATCTGAATACTCCGACAATACCCGGCGACGCGCAGCCTCTTTGCGGTGGGAGTCGGAGTCCATTGCGCTGGCTACGCGCCCGGCGGCAACGAAGTCATAAAGCATATCCTGTGCATGCTCATCTACGGTGTCATCACGTAGCGGAATGCGGGCGTATTGTTCTTTGGTAAACACGACTGCACGGTAATTTGAGTGCGGGATCGCGTTCATCCGCGCCGTGATAGTGGCTTCATCTGCCAGCTTAAGAGCATCGCGCATAACTGGAGTGCCATCAGTACCAAGAACAGGTTTACCGTTCTCATCGAGCACCGGCACCTGGCGAATCTGATCGCCATCCATCAGCACATCAAGACCGACGAACAGGTAGTTACTGAATGCCTCTTCACTCAGGAATTCTTTTGCTTCGTAATACCAGTTTTCCAGCACTGATTTAGGCACTACATACGCAGTACGGGTGGAGCGACCGTTCTCATAGTTGAACGCCTCAAGCGCCAGCGCGGTCGTGGTTTTACCCAGCCCGGTGCCGAAGCCCAGGATGCCGCGCCCATCTTCGGACAGTCGGCGCACCTCGCTATTCTGGTAATCAAATGGCTGGCGCTTACCGCTTAATCCCTTCAACCCAAGCGGATCGCCAGAGTGTTCATACGGGATATTGCTATTGAACACATCGTTGTATTTGGCAACCAGCTCATCGTAGCGATCGTGCGTCTTGATCCACTTATTGAACTGGTCCTCAAGCAGTGCCATCTGCTCGCGGTAGCCGTTCGCCGTCGCGCTATCTTTGCCACCGATACGCGCACCATTGAGATACTTTTCCAGCTGTGCCGGGAACCCGGTCGCGTTTTCACCTGATTTACGGTCCCACTCGTAGCGGATCTCGCCTGTTTCTTTATCCTTGCGCTGGACGACACCGTATCGGTGCCCGACGAACAGACCATCACCACCGTGATAGGTGTCAGAAACCATTTCGTCGCCTTCCAGCTGCACTGACTGCACATAGCGCAGATCCGGATAGCCGTTTTCCTGCAAAAACTCCAGAATGACGGAACGGTCGAACCAACGGCTATTGAGCTTAAAGCGGATATTCTCTGCTGGCGTCTTGATGCGCTTCTCTTCGATCGCTGCCAGCTGATTAAGGACGTTGTTCTTTACTGGACCGTCGGGGAGCGTGGCGAGGAATTCCTGTTTTGGAGCCACTATCTCGTTAATGTCGCCGCTGGTGGCGCGGGCGAACGGAACAATCCCGCCATACGGTGAAACCGCAATGCCAGGGGTGCTGGCCAATAAATTAAGCAACTCATCATCACTGGCTGGCAGTTCGCCGGTAAACGCAAGGCGGAAATCATCGAGCTGGATTGGATCGCGAGTGAGATCACTGTAGAGATAACGCAGGGTGTCCTGATAGCTGGTGGAGTCATAACTGGCGATGGAATCATGCGTAACCAGTTTTCCTGTCAGCTCGTCAGAAATAGTGCCATCCAGCTTAATTGCACCACGGAAAGCAAACCAGGCGCGCGCACCGCTCCCCGATAATTTCGCTATCGGACCGCGACCGGGGTTACCAAAACGGTCAATCTCTGCCTGCAAACGGGATACCAGAGAAAGGCGCTGCTGTTCGATTTGTTCAGCACTATGCCCGGCGGCCTTCATATCCTGATATTCAATTAACATCCGGCCAATCATCGCCCCACGATACAAGCGTTCACGGTATTTTTCAGGCTGGCTGTTAATCCAGTCCACCAGCTGCACCATATCGTCGCTGATTGATGTGGTGTACTTATCGCGGACATTTGCCATCTGGGTAAATGTCATACCGAGACGGCCTTCTGTTGTAGTCAGGTTACGCTGAAGAGCCTCCCAGCTATCCGCGCCATAACTGGCAACCTCAATCTTCAGCTCCTTCCCGGCATCAGCTTCAATCCAGCGACCACCAGCATATTTTTGCCATACGCCATTAATCAGGCGCATTTCCCCTTCACCAACAACGTCTGCGGTCGGTGACGGTTCAGCCATATCGAGCAAAGACCAGTCGATACGGCTTTCGAAACGATGAATCAGCTTCGCTTTAAGAGCCTGGTTATCAATCTGACCGTCGGCACGAACCTCAATACGCCCCTGGAAGCCCTTTTCCTGGGTGCCATGAACAAACCGGCGGCCATCCTTTTCAAACCACTTGCCAGAAATAAACGTTGACCAAAGCACATTTGCCGATTCGAGAGTGCTTTCATCCACCAGGGGGATTTTCTCAGCCATCTCTGCCGGATGTTTGCGCATCAGCACCACATCTACGACCGTACTGGTCCCGTTAGCGTCAAAAGTACCGGTAGGCAAGCGGTGGGCACCAAGAAATTCAGCTTTCCGTGATAGGCGCAGGCGTAACCGCTTCATGTTTGAACCTGAAACAATGGACGGCGGCACAATCACGCACATGAATCCGCCTGGCTTTATCTTGTCCAGCATGCGGAGCATGAAGTAAGAACCCATGTCCGTTTCTTCTGCGTAAGGCTTATCGATGTTGCGTGTGTTATCACGACCACCGAACGGAACGTTACCCACAACATGGTCGAATGAATCGTTAGGCGTGCTTACAGCCAGTTGTTCGAACGGAGAAATCTGTACGCTGTCTTCCGGGTGCAACAGCTGGTTTATACGACCGGAAACACTGCTGATCTCAGTCGCGGTCATCACCGTACCAACCGGTTTTGTCTCATTAAAAACGCCGGTTCCCGCCGATGGTTCCAGAGTGTTACCTACGTCCGCGCCGTAGAGCTTCATGATCTCCCAGACACCTTCAGCGATCGGCTTTGGTGTGTAATATTCGGAGACGGACCCGCCAATGCCGCCTTCACCGGTGTACCCAGCCAGGATCTGGCGCTGTTCATCTGTCAGTGTCGCGCCGTCCACCAGCGAATTAAGCAAATCTATCGCCTTCTGATTCGCCTCACGGCGCAGTCGGTCATAGCTTTTGCCTTCCACCTTTTCCACGCCGTATTTAATCGGCGCTCGGCGAGATGTTATTGCCCTAATGTATTTCAATATTTCGCTGACACTTGAACAGCGAAACACCCCCATAGATAGCTTGTTCATTGGTAATCCTTAACAAGTGACTAGTGTTAAATTTCCGTTCAAACACGATGCGAATTATTCTAATTAAGGTGCAATCTTGGCAGACAATAAAATCACGCTATCCTCGGTCAGGAAGGCGCTGGCGGGGGTTTTTAAAGACAACGGAGAACGGGACAACATCCTCCTGTCCGCGCTGGCTGTGCACGGCGGAAGTGGGTATTTGTTTTCTCGCGCAGGGGCACCGGTACAACTGTCCGGCTTCTTAGGCGGCAAACCGGGCGATAGTGGCATGGCTGGCGATGGGCTGGTGGACGGAAGTCGCTTTATCTTTGATGAAGTTCAACTGCCGGAAGACCGCTTGCAACGCTATCCGCTACTCGAAGAGATGGCGGTTTACAGCACGATCGCCACCGCGCTGAACATCCATATTACGCACGCGCTCTCTTTCGATAAGAAGACCGGGCAAACTTTCTCTATCGTGCCGGTACATAACGGAAACGATAGTGACTATGACGCCGCGCAGGCGTTGTGTGACGAGCTGATGAACGACATCGGGCGAACCATCAACAAAGAGGTCGCCGGGTGGGCATTTATCATGTCTGTATTTGGGGTGGCTTATGTCAGGCCATACGCCAAAGAAGGAATAGGGATCACGTCTTTTGAGTGCTCCTATTACACCCTTCCGAGCTTCATCAAAGAGTTCGAGGTCAGCGGTAACCTGGCGGGATTTAGCGGCGATTATCTGAAGGACGCGTCAGGGAAAATGGTTTTCGCCGATCCGTGGGCCATTATCCCTATGAAAATCCCCTACTGGCGGCCTAAGTCAAACCTTATGCCGGTGCACACTGGCCATAAGGCTTACAGCCTGCTGGATGATCCGGAAGAGCGCACGCCGATTGAAACCCAGAATTACGGGACCAGCTTGCTCGAATACGCCTACGAGCCGTACATGAATCTGCGTTCGGCGATCCGCTCGCTGAAGGCAACGCGTTTTAATGCGTCGAAAATTGACCGAATCATCGGTCTGGCGATGAATAGTCTGGATCCGGTAAAAGCAGCCGATTATTCACGCACCATTACTCAGACGCTTAAACGAGCAGCTGACCTGATGGAAAAGCGCGCACGCGGCGCGAATAACATGCCGACGGTGACCAATACCTTGCTGCCTATTATGGGCGACGGCAAGGGGCAAATGACGATTGATACTCAGACCATCCAGGCTGACATCAACGGCATTGAAGACATTCTCACCTATATGCGCCAGCTGGCGGCAGCACTTGGCCTCGATTACACCCTCCTGGGGTGGGCAGATCAAATGTCCGGCGGGCTTGGTGAAGGTGGATTCCTGCGCACGGCAATTCAGGCCGCCATGCGCGCCTCATGGATCCAGCAGGGCGTAGATGAGTTCATTCTGCGGGCTATCGATATTCATCTTGCTTTCAAGTACGGCAAGGTATACCCGGAAGGTGATCGCCCGTACAAAATCGAATTCCACTCCGTTAATACCGCTCTGCAACAAGAGCACAACGATAACCGCGACTCGCAGGCGAACTACGCCACTATCGTTACGCAAATCCTCGATGCCGTCAGCAATAACAGCGTCCTCGCCAATTCCGATGCATTCAAACGTTACCTGTTCAGCGATGTGCTGGAGATTGACGAAAAAATCTCTGAAGCACTGGTGAACGAACTGAAAGCGAAAAGCGAGGACGACGATCACCTGATGGATTCCATCATCAAAACACCGCCACAGGAACTGGCGCAAATCCTTGAATCGGTCTTTAAAGAGGGAAACGATAATGACTGATGTTTTGAAAACGGTCACTGACCGCTTTTGTCTCTATAGCAATGCTCGAAAAGGTCGCCAGAACGGGCGACAGTATGTATTAAGCGCGGTTAAGACCATGCTTGAAAGCAAGGAAACTCAGGAAGGTTTACGCCTTGGTGAGCTTTTCGGCTATTACGGTCACGGTCGCCGACAGCTGACCGGCAAACTGGAAGTACCAGAAACCAGCGTGATCATGGTGGAAGGTCGCCCGGTCGTAATCGACAATGTTCCAGCGTGCCGCACAGTGGCTATATCCGTTGACGACAACGGCATCGTTACCCATACACAGGAAATTCTTAACACAGAGCCGGGTAAAATTGTCGCCGCGATGATCGAAAGCCGTGCTGGTGGCTGGAGCTGGGCCACTGGCGGGCGCGAGTCCGGGAAAATCGCTGTAACCACCAGCTTCCATGGTGTGGATTATGTGACGACGCCGAACTATATCAGTCTGGATCATCCTGCCAGCGCCGGAATGTTTGAAAGCGCGGATTCTAAATCTCTACTGGCAGAGTCCCTGGCTGCGCATGGATACTCTGACGAGTCAGTGCAGGCCGTTATATCCCATTACAGTAAAATGGCTGAACTGGAAATGATGGTGGAGGCGACAGAGCGTACGGCAGAACTGGAAACCGCACTACTCGAAAGCCAGGGCCGCCACCTCGAAGCAATGGCCAAGATCGCAGATGCTGAAGCGCGAATCGCTTTGCTGGAGGAAACAGCGGGTATCCGCGACGATGTGCTGGCAGCAATGCAAGACGAACTGGATAACCTCCCGATCTTCGTCTCCGCCGCCCAAAAAGACGCATTCCGCCTCAAAGAACCTGGTGATGCAAAAATCGTTGCCACACTTTTCGAATCTCTGATCAAAGTTGGCGCGCGCAACTTGCCTGTCACTAAGAAAATTAAAGAGGTTCCGCAAGCGGCTAACGTCCAGGCACCGCGTGAGACAAGCATCATCACGTTTAATAATTCAATCAATCCGTTCAAATAACCACCAAAAATAACCCCGGCGGCTGCCGGGGTTCTCGTTAACTATTATCACCTTCGTCTGCGTGCCATATATTTGCGCACCGCGCGGCGTGGACAATCTGAAGCGGTTTCTTTCTGCTGCATCAATCTCGCGGCCATGCTCAAAAATGTCAGGCACAGCCGAAGCCCAGCATACAATAGCGGTTCCAGTGGCCACGTCTCATTGAGCACATATACCGCCATGAAAATCGAGTCGAAAACTATCGCCGCCAGCGATAACTTCATTGTCGAAAGTCGGCGGAGCTGCCGGAGTTTATTCATTGACCAGTCCCGTCAGGCAAAGCTGGCGTTCTTTTTCACGGCGAATCTTTAAACCTCGCAGGGGCACGCCGTTACTGTTCACGAAATCAGGGAGATGGTTACACATATTCACCCATTCCCCTTTCTGCGCCCACTTGTGGATGGACGTTTCTACTCGCATGCCTCGCGCTTTGCTGTAGTAGGTCCGTAAGCTATTGCATCCCATATTGAATGCCGCGCTTGTCATTGCACTGAAGGCATTATCGGGCATGTCTTTGCCCCGGAAGTGCTGATTAATACAGCGTTCAGCGATCAGGATATTCTTTTCCCAATCAGCGGCGATTTGCTGGTCGTTTTTTCGCACACCCGGCGTTACCCCGTGTGTATTACCGATCCCGTCAGTCCATACCCCCGCCGGGCACATGTATGGATCACGTCGGCAACCTTCAGCGTTACCAATCAGCTCAAGCCCCGCCTGGTTGGTTCGCACATTGCCATTACCCATCACGATGGTAATCATCACCGCGATAGCGCAAATTGCACCGCCTCCTGCGGCTGTTTTTCCCTTCATAAAGACCTCATAAGCGAATTTTTTACGCTCCAGGACAAACACTCATTCACAGCCAATACCGACTGACTCGATCCCTTTAGAAGGCACAGGATAATGCAAATCACTTGTTAGCTACGTTTCAAAGATATACATTATTGCTCTAATTAATTTATTTTATTAGGTAAGATAAGTGGCACAACGCGGTGTAAACAAAGTCATCCTGATTGGTACCCTGGGGCAAGACCCGGAGATCAGGTATATACCAAATGGCGGAGCGGTCGGAAGACTCAGCATCGCAACGAATGAATCATGGCGCGACAAGCAAACGGGCCAACAGAAAGAGCAAACAGAATGGCATAAAGTCGTTTTGTTCGGAAAACTTGCTGAAATTGCGAGTGAGTATTTACGAAAAGGTTCTCAGGTCTACATCGAAGGGAAACTTAAAACCCGTAAGTGGACAGATGAGGCCGGTGTAGAACGCTACACGACGGAAATTATCGTCAGCCAGGGCGGCACCATGCAAATGATCGGCGCTCGCCGTGACGATTCACAGTCCTCAAATGGCTGGGGGCAATCAAACCAACCTCAAAACCACCAGCAATACAGTGGTGGCGGTAAACCTCAGAGCAACGCCAATAACGAACCTCCAATGGACTTTGACGACGATATTCCGTTTTGAATGTGTAAAAAACGACTGAAAGAAAAGCGGTGGTCCAGACGCCGACAAAAGCACGAACTCGCAAACAAACGCCAAAGTTGGCAATGGCACACGCTTTTCACGAAAAGAACACCCCGAGATATTGCGTTCGCTGGTGGGAAAACATTCCTGACCCACCTGAAGGCGCAATACATCAGGTTTTAAGCAGAGGAAAGACTATGAATAACATGACAACGAAAGAGCTTTTGACGGCACTTCCAAAATACAAAAGCCATAAAACAGTTCGCGCCTCAAAAATCAAAGATATCGAAATTATCGCCCTAATGGATGTGGTCCTTTTTTGCAACATCGAAGTCGTTGAGCCAGAAGGGGTAAAAGTCCATGTTGATAAAATATTTTTGCAAAAACACCGACCAGAAATTGGCGGATATCTGGTCGCTTATGAGGACGGATCTCTGTCCTATTCACCAGAAAAAACATTTGAAGAAGGCTTTAGTCGGACTAACGACTTCTTCGAAAATGGGGTATCGCTCAGCATTGAAGGTCACAATGGGGTGACATTCATTACAGCCAGGGACGTAACTATTTCTGCTGGCGGTATCGCTACTCTACAAGAAGAAATCGACCTTGAAGCAGCCGACTTTTCTGACGCGCTGATGTGGCTGAAGGATGGCAAGAAAGTTGCTCGACGCGGGTGGAACGGCGAAAACCAATTCTGCTGGCTGGTTCCTGAAGGACAGTACCCGGCACGAATGGAAGCCATTAAGGGATATTTCCCCGGCGACCTCGTTCCGTATGGTGCTTATTTCGCCTTAAAAAATGCACAAGGTGTAGTTGTTCCGTGGGTTCCTTCTGTAGGCGACTTACTGGCATGTGACTGGTTTGTAGTGGAGTGATTTAACGTGGAAAATACTAAAGCAATTCAATACCGCCTGCGTAATGGCCAGAGTGTCGAAGTGACCATCAATAATGATGGAGTACCTGGCGAAAAGGTTTCTATCTCTGATCTGGCTATCGAAAAAACCATCATGTGCCACCTTGGCTTTACTGAAGAAGTGAGCAAAAAGCATGGTGTAGCAATCTGGAGCGCAATGGATACTGGTATGCGCAAATTCATTACTGCTCGTACCCCAGGGATGACCATGATGGACCTCATGCAGATTGCGCCGCTGTTTGAATGTGAGCCTTTAGATGTATTCAGCAATCCAGCTATCTGCCAGCAGTTATATGGTGAGATGAAACTCGCGGTTACCCCCATTGTGCTGCATGAAGGATCGCTTGCTGGCGTGTGGAAAGTGGAGCGTATTTCAAGCTACATGCCTTTCCATGTCAACGGCGTAATCACTGGTGAAAATCAACCTGTTTCCGTTATAAAGTCAGACCTCAAGCGCGCAATTCTTGAAGCAAGTTGTCGAGTTGTCGGCCTGGGCAAACAGTCTTATGTTTCCTTCCCGGCTGGCCCTGAAGGCCCGGCAGAAATTCTGATTATGGATGCCGATCTGCTCTGGCAAATACAGTTTCTGATTGGCAAAAGCATCATCCGCGCTGAAGAACTCGATCAGTACATTACCTGCACGATGACGGATGAAGTCAAAAGTGTGGCTATAGCCAATGCCCGGAACCTATGTCGTGCTGCATTAACAGAACTGCAAGAAAACACCACGGAAGAAGTGGAAAGCGATTAAAAAAAATCCCGCCGATTGGCGGGATTTCTTCAATATACGATCTGGTCTACATGATCCCCAAAATCATCGTCGTCCTCATCGCCACCCTCTACTGCTGGCCAATCGACAAACCAGCCAGCGTAAAGATGCAGCGTTCGGAGAACATCACTTGCGGGAGCATCAAGGGTGTTAACGAATCCCATATAGCTATTGGGATTTGCCCCAGCTATGGCTTCAGCGATCATGTCCTCGGTAATGTCACCGGAGATAATGCTTAAACGCCCGGAAACTTCTTCATTATCATCAAATTCGATAATGGCATCTCCGCCTAATGACGCTGCGATTTTAATCTGCATTATTTAGCTCCTTTGCCACACCTAATAACAGTTCCAGCAATCCGTCACCATTCATCAGTGATGCGGCAGCGGCCTCTTTGTCATGATACAACTGAAGAGCCATAGAGAATACTTCCGTTGCTGATGTTTTTGAAATAGTCGGTGCTTTCTGCCGAATTTTCCCGGAGTTACTCACTGAGGCTGGCGGGTATACCTTCGCCATATAAATATTACTCAATCGAGATCTGAAGCACCATTCAGGCTTGCCACGCCCACCGATATTAACGAAAGATGGCTTATCCCCTTCAACATTGGCCTTCAGGAATGACCGGGCTTTCTCTAACAAACCAGGGTTACTGTACTCAAGATGATGACCCAGCTCGTGCCACAGTGCACTTGCATTTTCATCGTTCAAATTGACAGCAACAACACCATTAAGATTTGCATATGCCCTTCCCTGGTGGTGAACCACCTTTGATAAGGTCGAAATTTTACCGCCGGTCAGGCGATAAATATCAGCAAGTTCCTTGCGCAGGTCTATCCCACCATTCTGTCCAGCGCGGGCTTCTTCCACTTCTTCCGTGATAAAAGAGTCGGCCCACTCAAGAGCTTTTTCTTCAGATACGGATGAGTTTGCGATCGCACTGTTCATGGCAGATAACACTTTCTCGTGGACCGAACCCATACTTCGCTGATTCATTTGCCAGCGTGTCTGCGGGTTATATGAGAATCGCTTAAGTAGTTGGTCAAGCTGCTCAAGTTCTTCTTCGCTGACATACCTTTTAGCCTCACCAATAATGCCAGGGAGAATATTGCCGTTAGGATTAAACGCTCGCGAAAGGAAGAGTTTCAGCGCCCCCATGCCCTCCGATGCTTCAATATCACCAATAACCCGGTTAACAATGGCCGCACTCTTCGGATTAGCATCCGCCAACGCTCTGGCTACAATTTGCAGGGACGATACGACCTCACGCTGCATATCCGTCCTGATCTCATCAATAAACTCTGGCGTTATGCCGTGCTCTTTAAGGATATCCCTGCCTTCCGCCGTTACCCCATCGATATCACCGACATGTTTATTAACCCGACTTTGCAATGCCTTAAATGCCTTCAGAATTCCACGGGCATCATCCGCTTTACTAACGGCCTTCCTGAATGCTGGCAAGAAGTCTGAGTTAACCTCATTTTGTTGATCGGCCCACTGAATGGAGGCTTCTTTCATCTCGTCCAGAGTCAGATCACCCAACGCGGTATGGTCTGTGAATATGAGCGACAACCTCTGAACCATTTCTGCCAATGGTGATGCCGAATGCGCCGCGCTAAGGAATGCTTTCACCCTGGTTGGGCGAATGGAAAACCAGTCAATAGCTGGTGGCATATCTCCGTTTTTTATCGCCTGCGCTATCTCGTCAAAGCCATCGCGCCCAAGGGAGGATGCGTGATTTAACAAGCCGCGAAGTAACGAATTGCTGATACCGAATAATCGGCACCATTTTTTCACGTCGGCAACAGGCATTCGAACAAAATGCGCAAGCACTTGTACAAGCTGTTCATCCTGGGGATCTGTGCGGGAAAGCAGCCTGATCAGATGAATAATGTCTTTGATGCCGGATGCCCGATGTAATAGCAAACTGGTATACGGAGCAACACCGTTGTAACTACCGCCGGAAACGGACTCGAAAAGACCGCCGGATATCCCTTGCATGCCTTCGTTTTCCAGTTCCTGAGACACCTGGCGAAGGATATCCTGTAACGACACATCGCCGCCGCCAAACATATCCCCCAGCGCCTGGCCCTGGTGCTGTAACTCATCATTGATACGTTGAGCCATCAACTTAAAGGCGGTGGCCATACGCTTCGCGCTACGGTTATTCGCGACGATGAACAACGCGAGTGCTTTCACTTCCGGGGCCGTTTCGCTGAACATATCCCCCTGAGCAATAACATCGGTAATATGCTGGCCTGACTCCTTCGATTGCCTTACCAGGTCTACCGCATCTTTCAATGCCGCCAGCGCCTTTTTATCGAGGCTATCCGCTGTCTCAATGCCATCAACAATAGTTGTCACAGCCTGCTTGTGCGCTTCTCCTGATAAAGCCTGCATCTGGACAAAATCATTGGCTGCCGCATTAAGCGCCGTCAGAACATTACGCATATCCGGATCAGGTTCTTCTGCAACCATCCTTACCAGGCGCGCATCCTTATATGCCTTGGCAAAGATCGCGTTTTGTATACGGTCTACAAGTTGCCGTGTTGGTCGCCCATCTTCAGTTACAAGGCCAGCCGCCTGTGTGGCACCAACTTGCGTCATAAATCCGCGAATAAACGCGTCATTACTGCGGCTAAGCAGATCTCCGCTTTCTGACGGGTTAAAAAGCGCCATCATCGCCGGTGTTATGCTGTCGGCATCAACAAAAGCCTTTTCACTGGCTGCCATTTCCTGAAGATCAGAAATATTTGAGTCCTTGGCAAACTGAACGCGGTCAACCTTAGTTAACCGGCGGCGCACCAGTACCGGAGCCGTCATTGATTCAACCTTTTCAGGTCGTATGCCGAATTCGGTCGCATGATCAATCAGGTACTCACGATACCGATCCGCATTGCCGTCCTGATAGGCTTTAATGATCCCCATGGTCCGTCCATTACCTGACTCAACGGCATTGTCCTCACCAATTATCGGCGCGCCATGGCTGGATAGACCGGAATCGGTAAGCTGAGCAGGCCGCAAATCCTTGGATATCTGGTTAACCTGAAGAAGGCTGGATGCGCGGGTCCGGTCGCGCGGTTGAAGTTCCTGGGGATAGTCAGGATTAATTTTCCCATCCAGAGTATTGGATACCAAAAGAGCTGAGGCATCGACGATATCAAACGCTGTTTTTACCTCGTCTCCCTTCGCTGTCACCACATACGAAACCCGCCCATAATCGGGCAGGTTCTTTAGCAGCTCGATCAGCGTTTCTATGCTGGTGGCCATTACCACCTGATCGCTTAAGCTCATCCCTGTTACGCCTTATCCAATGTGCCGCCCCCTACGCTCCTCATAGTGGGGATATAAGGCACAGTTTTCCTCCCGGCTATTTTTGCTTAAAATAGTGACATGAAACAACAGGTGTCATTCAAATTCCGGTTAAAACCAGATGGTCAACAGGAGCGTCAAATGAGGCGCTTTGCCGGAGCTTGTCGTTTCGTTTTCAACCGTGCTCTGGCGCTTCAGAATGAGAATCATGAGGCCGGTAAAAAATACATCCCTTACACGAAAATGGCTTCCTGGTTGGTTGAGTGGAAAAAAGACACTGAAACCGAATGGCTTAAAGATTCTCCCTCACAGCCATTGCAACAGTCACTGAAAGACCTTGAGCGGGCTTACAAAAACTTCTTCCAGAATCGGGCAGCTTTTCCCCGATTCAAAAAGCGGGGACAGAATGATGCATTCCGCTACCCGCAGGGTGTTAAGCTCGATCAGGAAAACAGCCGTATTTTTCTGCCGAAACTTGGCTGGATGCGCTACCGGAATAGCCGTCAGGTCACGGGTATTGTGAAAAATGTTACTGTCAGCCAGTCCTGCGGTAAGTGGTACATCAGTATTCAGACAGAAAGAGAGGTATCCACTCCTGTTCACCCTTCAGCATCAATGGTCGGACTGGATGCTGGCGTGGCTAAACTCGCCACGCTGTCAGATGGCACAGTCTTTGAACCTGTAAATAGTTTTCAGAAAAACCAGAAGAAGCTGGCGAGACTTCAGCGACAGTTAAGCCGCAAGGTCAAATTCAGCAACAACTGGCAGAAGCAGAAACGCAAAATACAGCGACTGCATTCCCGTATCGCAAATATCCGCAGGGACTACCTTCACAAAGTCACAACGACCGTCAGCAAAAACCACGCAATGATTGTCATTGAGGATTTGAAGGTTAAATACATGTCAAAGTCAGCGGCGGGAACGATAAGTCATCCGGGTCGCAATGTCCGGGCAAAATCAGGTTTAAACCGTTCGATACTGGATCAGGGCTGGTATGAAATGCGCCGCCAGCTTGAGTACAAGCAGCTCTGGCGTGGCGGTCAGGTGCTTGCTGTTCCGCCAGCGTACACAAGCCAGCGTTGCGCGTGCTGTGGTCATACAGCGAAAGAAAATCGCCTGTCACAAAGTAAATTCAGATGCCAGGTATGTGGATATACAGCGAACGCCGATGTAAACGGCGCTCGTAACATTTTAGCGGCGGGGCACGCCGTACTTGCCTGTGGAGGGATGGTGCAGTCAGGCCGCCCGTTGAAGCAGGAACCCACCGAAATGATTCAGGCGACAGCCTGAACGTAGCAGGAATCCACGCCCTTCGGGGCGTGGAGGATGTCACGCTGCCTCTTTAATGTTGGCGGCTATCCATGCCGCCGTGTGCTGTTTAACCTGGTCCAGGTCGATGTATGTGCCAACATATTGACTCAAGTCCTGTAACGTACCGATAAATGCATCAGTGCTCTGATCGACGAATTTATCAGCCAGGAAATCAGCAACCAGTTTTGGCACACCATCATGTTCCGAAGGTTGTTTTTCCTCGCCACTACCACCGCCGGACGCGCCGTACCCCATCTGTTGCATGATCTGGTCAATTTCATCGCTGATATCCAGCAACTCCATGCCACTCGCGGTAGCCGCTTTGGACATCAGAGCATCCAACTTATCGCTGAGATCCATTAACTCAATAGCTGATAGTGTCATGCCGCTACCCCCGCTTTCTGGATTGCTACCAACAGATCAGCCAGGTGGCGAGCTGCGCCGTTAACCAGCTCTTCGTTTTCCTCAAAACGTCCGGCAGCCTGAAGGGCTGCAATCGCTTCCCGGACATTGCCCCGGGCGTTACGGATCTCCGCCATGTCAGTGCTTTGTATATCCATCACGTTATTGAGATATTCAATGGCTTTATTAGCCTCTGCATCTGCTTCGCTAACCGTTTCATCAGGCTGTGCCGGGGCCGGTTCTGGCTGAGGAATCTCACCGACTTCGGCCTGCAATGCATTGATCATGCTCTGCACCATTTTCTCGGTGCCAGCGCCCCCAGGAAACGCAATATTGGGGAAAGTTTTTTGAAACTGAGTTTTCAGCATTACGCGGAACTCGTCTGGTGAGCTGGTGGCCAGCTCCAGAGCTTTTTGTGCATATTTGCCAAACGGACCATTAGTAAGTGTCTTCGCCAGGAAGTCGAAAGAATCCTCGCGAGGCAATAACTTCAGGTCGTACTCACTCATTTGCTGATCAGAAAGCGGGGTATCGTAAGTAGCAATGCCGTAGCGTGCATATTCATAATACGGGTCACCTTCATCAGGGCGCGGCAGAATTGCTTTGTTACCTTCAGGTATTGCGCCAGGGGCCGCCGGACGCATTTGCAGGGCATATCGATATGCACCTACAGAGACTTCTGGTTCAGGCGAAGAGCTACCGGTATCCTCCGCTGGTTCAGGTTCGACGTTTTCCGGTTTATGTTCTTCTGGTTGGACCAGGTATTCCGATACATTACCCGCTTTATAGGCTTTAAACAGCTTGCCGATCGCATCTGCCATGTCCACACCCTGTATGGATTTAGCCTTGATCATGTATACGCTGCCATCCGGATCGGTTAACTGGATATACCCTTCGCCGCCCCCAATGAATTGCTTCATTGATGCACCATTACTGAGCGTCACTTCCCCGTCCATATGCATACGATTTTTGATACTGGCAAGGCGATCCGTCAGCGCGCGAGAGTGCCCACCAGTCATCCCCGCTGGAGCAATGGTATCGCGCCCACCAGTGCGATTGAGCTGATCAATCTCCGTCTGCAAACGCTCATTCTCTTCATAAAGAGAATCCGCTTCCGATGCAACAGCGTTAATTTTCTGCTCCAGATCTGCCTTCTGCCCTTCTACCGCTGCCACCTGATCCGCGAGGTCGCTCATGGCATCCTCTTTCTGGTCACTGTCAGCCTGTAGTTGGGTTATTTCATCAACAAGGGCTTTTTTCTTCTTCTGCGCACGCTGGAATTTTGCCGAGTTTTTCTCTGCAAGGTTGGCAAGTTTCATGGTGACCTGCGCCAGCGTCATATCACGTCCACTCATCGGAGCAACGGTGTGAGTAACGTCTTTTTTATTCAGTAAGAACTGGAAAGCAACCAGCGTATCGCTATTGGTGATCCGGTTTTCCGCTGTCGGGCTATGAAACAGAATGCTGATAGTCTGACCATCACTGAGCGGAATAATGGCTGGCAAGACCGGCAGCCCGTTAACGTTACGTGCCCGGCCAATTTCAGCGCCGCCGATCGCGCGCGCGCCGCTCTGGGCCACATCCCCCGTTTTATCACTCCCCGCAGAGATTCCGGTACCATTCAGCTTCTGGTTCAATGCCCGGACAAATGCCTGCATGGTCCGGTGTAACTGCAAACGAGTAGAACTAATCGCCTCCAGTAAATCCGTAGCACACCAGTGGATCGGCGTGTCATAGAAGAACGTAGCCTCGATTTCCTCCAGGGTGTTGGATTCCGTCATCAGATAGCGGTCCTCACCGGCCATTAATGCGCGATATTCATCATCAGTCACTGGCGGGGGAAGCACGTCAAGCCCAGGCTTGATCGTCACCCCTTTATTGATATTGAACTGTTCCATGTTAATTTCCTGCTTTCAGTTGCTTAAGACGGCGTTTGAGTTCGCCATTTCGGGCCTTTTCGTTATTGAGTCGGCCTGTCTCCTTATCCAGCTTCGCCCGCAAATCAGTGATCTGCTGTTGATTGAAAGACACCGAATTCTGCGCGGACTTATAAGCGGCAACCACCTGAGCATTCCGCAGTTTTGCTTCTTGCAGACGCTGAAAGTTGGATTTAACTGCCGGTTTCTTGTCTACCGGATTGGCAACACGCTTCGCTTTGGCGATCAGTGATTTCTGGAATTTTGCGGAGTTTTTGCGGGCCGCTTGCCCCATGACGGTACCAAGCGTCTTGATATCCGGCGACTGAGCGTTAGGAATAGCTTTTCCATTCAGCCTCACAGACGATATATCGCCAGTATCGTTTACCTGTATGGCAAGAATTTGTCCGTCGTTAAGAACCAGCTTTGCGGTTTTAACTTTAACGCCATCTTTCGTTGTTGCGCGGTTGCTGGAGTCAACCTCAATTACCGTAACACCGGTTTTATTGATCGCCGCGATAAGGGATTTCAGCCCCTTTTCATTAACCTGGTCAAAATCGACCGTTGCATACTTATTTTTCGTCATCTGACACATCCTGTGCGAGATTTATTACGTAACTTCTGCGGATTTGCTGAGTAACAGGGAAAATCCGATACAACGGGTTAATGAACGAGTCGCCATGCGTAACCATGACGTTGAAATGCCACAGCCGTTCTCCTTTACCCATATATTCAGTGGGTATGTACAACCATTCACTGTTTTCGCCCTGTTCAGCCGACGTCAGACAACGTTGTTCGCCTTCAATCACTGTCGTTGGCTTCTGAACATCGCGGATCCAATATCTGACCGTTGCGCCGCGCAAAAACGGGAATTTAGACCGGTATTTGAACGGCACCCGGATGAAACCCGGTTTAATTTCCACATCACCAAGTTCTAAATGCGTGATGTCCTTGCGTTTTAGCAAATAGCGATCGGCTAAGGCTAACGCAAGAACGCATACACCCCAGCCAATCATTTCCCGCCTCCCTTTTTCACCAAACTTGTAAGAACATTCAGAATGCTATCGATATTCACTCGTTTCATCCCTGAAATCACCTCATGACCGTTATTGCTGGCTATCGTTACCATTAAGTACGTAATTGATAACTCCCAGCCCTCGTGTTGCCCCAATAGGTACGCCACCGCGCCAGCTGTCACTGCAACAAAGATCTCCGTAACCAATCCCAACAAATTGCCAGACTGGCGACCGTCTCGGACATCCATCAGGAACGTGCCTATCCCACCAATTACTGAAAGCAGGAGCGCAATAGCAACTGGAGCTAATTCCTGTGTGTCAAGCACAAGTTCCCTCCTACGTTGTCAGGAGGTAATGGTATGCAAAGTAACTTCTCATCTGGTTGTTCATAATTTGCCAATACATTCGTAAATCAAGTGAAAAACCCATATTTTGGTTATTCTTAATACAAAATGGCTATTCCAACTACATATCAAAAAAGCAACCACATCCAAAAATGAGTTTCCCCACTGAACTTCTGCAAGACAAAAACCAACAAAACCACCTTTTATGGCAAGCAGCCATGCTTCAAGCCAATGTAAAAAACATGGCTTATAAGCTCCACGCCTAACTCCAGTAAGAAATAAATAGGTTCCACTAATAATGGACATTAAAAAAATCAAAATCTGCATAAGCTCCTCCCGGATCTAACAAAAATCAAGCAGGAACCTATTCAGATTGTTATTTCTGTGCATAACGCTTTGTTCTTTAAAATTCGCAGACTCATAAGAACAACGCATTAGAGTAAAAATCATGCTGATCGGCTATGTACGCGTATCAACAAATGAACAAAACACTGCTTTGCAACGAAATGCCCTTGAAAGCGCAGGATGTGAGCTAATTTTTGAGGATAAGGCGAGCGGCAAACAGACTGAACGCCCTGGGCTAAAAAAGGTTTTGCGTATGCTTTCCAGAGGTGACACCCTGGTCGTATGGAAGTTAGATCGTCTTGGGCGCAGCATGCGTCACTTGGTTGTGCTGGTGGAAGAGCTGCGTGACAGAGGAATTAATTTCCGGAGTCTCACTGACTCTATCGACACCAGTACACCAATGGGGCGCTTTTTCTTTCACGTAATGGGAGCGCTGGCAGAAATGGAACGTGAGCTTATCGTTGAACGTACACGCGCTGGACTTGATGCAGCTCGCGCAGAAGGTCGTATAGGTGGGCGTCGGCCTAAATACCAAGAAGAAACATGGCAGCAAATGCGGCGATTGCTGGAGAATGGCATCCCCCGTAAGCAGGTTGCAATCATCTATGATGTGGCTGTTTCCACGCTTTATAAGAAGTTTCCGGCGTCGTCATTTCAATCCTAAACCTTGGTTTAAGAGAACTCGGTACCAGTGGTGAAAAGATCCCCCTGTTGAGCACGGCTAACACATGGAGTGCGCGCCAGACTTTTAACGGCGGGATCACCGGGGCGCTGACAGGGAACGCCGACACCGCGACGAAATTAAAAACAGCCATAAACATTAATGGCGTCAGATTCGATGGTTCTACGAACATTTCGATACCAACAATTACGTCTAGAGGACGCGTTACTGCGCTTACCGGTACAACGCAAGGTGCTGCTACTGGATTGCAGATGTATGAGGCATACAACAATGGTTATCCGACGACTTACGGGAATGTACTTCACCTGAAGGGAGCTGCATCCACTGGTGAAGGCGAGTTGCTCATTGGCTGGAGTGGCACAAATGGCGCTCATGCACCAGCTTTCATTCGATCCAAAAGAGATAGCACTGCTGCGGCATGGTCCGAATGGGCACAGATCTATACGTCAAAAGATTCCGTTCCCGGCGTTAATACCAAAGGGAATCAGGACACCTCTGGTAATGCGGCTACAGCGACCAAATTGCAGACGGCGTGTACTATCAACGGTGTCTCGTTTGACGGTTCTAAAAATATTGAGCTAACGGCGGCAGATTTAAATCTTGAGCAAACTGTAGAATTAGCCGCAGGAGCATTACAGAAAAACCAGAACGGCGCAGATATTCCGGGAAAAGATACCTTCACCAAAAATATTGGTGCCTGCCGCGCATATAGCGCATGGCTGAATATTGGTGGCGATAGTCAGGTCTGGACAACCGCGCAATTTATTTCGTGGCTGGAGAGTCAGGGAGCATTTAACCATCCTTACTGGATGTGCAAAGTCTCATGGGCTTATGCAAATAATAAGGTCATTACAGATACAGGTTGCGGAAATATTTGTCTTGCAGGTGCTGTGGTGGAAGTTATTGGCACTCGCGGCGCAATGACCATACGCGTTACTACGCCGAGCACGTCCAGCGGTGGCGGAATTACTAACGCTCAATTCACTTATATTAATCATGGTGATGCTTATGCTCCTGGCTGGCGAAGAGACTACAACACGAAAAACCAGCAGCCTGCATTTGCTTTAGGGCAAACAGGAAGCAGGGTTGCAAATGATAAAGCTGTTGGCTGGAACTGGAATAGCGGCGTTTATGATGCAGATATCAGTGGCGCATCGACATTAATCCTCCACTTCAATATGAATGCGGGGAGTTGCCCTGCTGTACAGTTCCGCGTGAATCATAAGAACGGCGGTATCTTTTATCGTTCAGCGCGTGATGGTTATGGCTTTGAAGCTAACTGGTCAGAGTTTTACACCACAACCCGCAAACCCTCTGCGGGGGATGTTGGTGCATATACGCAGGCAGAATGTAACTCAAGGTTTATTACAGGTATTCGCCTGGGCGGTCTGTCATCTGTTCAGACATGGAATGGTCCCGGCTGGTCTGACAGGTCAGGTTATGTCGTTACAGGTTCAGTTAACGGAAACCGTGATGAAATAATTGATACAACTCAGGCAAGGCCAATTCAGTATTGCATTAATGGGACGTGGTATAACGCGGGGAGTATTTAACGATGATGCACTTAAAAAACATTACTGCTGGCAACCCTAAAACAAAAGAGCAATACCAGCTAACGAAACAATTTAACATCAAATGGCTTTATACAGAGGATGGGAAAAACTGGTATGAGGAACAAAAGAACTTTCAGCCTGATACGTTGAAAATGGTCTATGACCACAACGACGTTATTATTTGTATTGAAAAGGATGTTTCAGCAATTAATCCAGAAGGCGCAAGCGTCGTTGAGGTTCCTGATATTACAGCAAATCGCCGGGCTGATATTTCGGGTAAATGGATGTTCAAAGATGGCGTAGTGATAAAGCGAACTTATACCGAGGAGGAACAAAGGCAGCAGGCAGAGAATGAAAAACAAAGCCTGTTGCAACTTGTCAGGGATAAAACCCAGCTATGGGACTCACAGCTACGGCTGGGCATCATTTCCGACGAGAATAAACAAAAATTAACTGAGTGGATGCTCTATGCGCAGAAAGTCGAATCTACAGACACCTCCAGCCTGCCAGTAACATTTCCCGAACAACCTGAATGAGACAAGGCCCGATAGCGGGCCTTAATTTTTATTCAGGCTTTTGTGGCCATTCAGGATTTGCCGTATCCACACGGCTGACCAGAACACTGTAGCGTTCCCATGCTTCCAGTCGTGTGCGTTCCTCGTCTGTTGCCATATTCAGCCTGACAGCGCGTTCCAGCGGCTGGATGACTGATTCAGCTTCGGAAAGCAATGCGGCCTTTTGTGATTCGGCCTGTTGTTGCTGTTCGTCTGCCGTATAAATCCGTTTAACTACAGCTCCATCCTTAAACATCCACTTTCCTGAATCATCAGCGCGGCGGTTGGCTGTAATATCAGGAACCTCAACGACGCTAAAACCTTCAGGGTTAAGCGTGGAGGCATCTTTAGTGATGGCGACAATAATATTATTTGCATCGTAAACAATCTTTATTGTGTCTGGCTGAAAGTTTTTCACTTCCTCATACCAGTTTTTATCGTCTTCGGACCATAACCAGATAACATCAAAATTCTTTGTTAGCTGATATTGTTCTTTCGTTTTAGGATTTCCAGACTTAATATTTTTTAAATGCTGCATCATTTACACCTGTGCGACGTTATACCATGTGCCATTGATGTATTTTTGTATTGGCCTGAAGATGGCTTCATCATCGCCATCTACTTCACCAATGATTCTTAATCCGGTAATTGCGTGTCCGGCTTTTTCATAACGACCACCACGCGCCATCAATTGAACAACTCGCGTACCCAGGCGAACATCTCTCACATATCTGGAATCAAAATTGCCATAGTTGCCAGGAATAACTTGCGAGCCACAAAGCCAGTTACCGTTATTATCCATGTACGCCTGACCATCGATGCCATTGGCTGTCCTTGAGTTATTAATCATGTAAAAACCAAACTGGTAGTTACCAAGTCCACCGACAAAAAATTTGCGTTCTGCATGGTCTTGTCTTAACAAAGCCTGCGCAGAACTTGTTGATACTGCGTTTCTACCAAAAATGACATTCTGGTTTCGCATATCAATCCATGAGGTTGAGCCACTATTAATAGCAAACCTGTTTGCATACACCCAGGCGTTAGTTGTTATATCTCCTGTAACATCCAGACCATGCCCCATAGTTATGCGGCCAGTTCTGAGATTAAGCGTAAAGGGACGTAGTGGCCCTATATCACCATTTTCCCCCTCATTCTCTCGTGTAGGGATGATATGCAGGCATTCTTCAGAACGGCGAAAAATGGCACCAAAAGATGAATTAAATATCCTCAGTGCATTGACTGTCGATATTTTTACTTCACTGCTGAAAAGGGCTTTAACAAGAACAGACAAAGCATCCCATTTAAGATTCATCAGGTCTTTTGTTGTGGTGCTTTGTTTGCTTCTCCATTTGAAATATTCATTGCCGTTGTCGCCTGTTTCAAACCACATGTATGAATCTGTGTCGCTGTCGGCATCATTTTTAAATCCAATCTTTGCCCAGTCAGTATTTCGAATCCAGGCAAGGATTGAGTCGTTTTCAAAAGTAAGTCCGCCGGACAAGATATCGCCTGAACGCTGAACGGCATTATTTGCTTTATTAATAAATTCCTGTAGATTTAAATCTTCCGCCGTTAGCTCAATATTTTTAGAACCATCAAACGAGACGCCGTTGATAGTACATGCTGTCTGCAACTTGGTCGCTGTAGCCGCGTTACCGGATGTATTCTGATTACCCGCAACGTTAACACCAGGTAAATTAATATTCGCAGTACCATCAAATGCCACACCGCCAATAGTGCGTGCTGTTTTCAATTTCGTCGCGGTGTCGGCGTTCCCTGTCAGTGCCCCGGTGATCCCTCCGTTGAAAATCTGGCGCGCACTCCATGTGTTAGCCGTGCTCAACAGGGGGATCTTTTCACCGCTGGTACCGAGTTCTCTTAAACCAAGGTATTGGATAACAGCAAGAACGCTTGTTTTGGCCAGAATATCGCGACCGACTGACGTTAAGTCAGTCTGAGAAACAGTGTCTGTACCGGTAAAGTACGGCAATTTATTTGCGCCTGTCGCAAGACCAGCAAGCGCGGTTAAAGTTGCATCAAGTGGCTGTTTCCCTGCCAGCGCATTTGTCATTGTTGTCGCAAAGTTCGGGTCATTGCCCAGTGCTGCTGCAAGCTCATTCAGGGTATCAAGAGCTTCAGGTGATGAGCCGACCAGTGCGGATATGGCAGCTCTTACATAAGCGGTCGTAGCAATCTGCGTGTTATTCGTACCCTGTGCAGCGGTAGGCGCAGTAGGTATTCCCGTTAATGCAGGACTTGCTAAAGGCGCTTTAAGGGCCAGAGCATTGTTGACAGTTGTGCTGAAATTCGGGTCGTTATTGATCGCAGCAGCTATTTCTTTAAGTGTATCCAGTGTGCCAGGTGCACCGTTGATAAGTGCAGTTATAGCTGCCTTAACAAAGGCTGTATTTGCTATCTGCGTGCTGTTTGTACCTTGCGCTGCCGTCGGCGCGCTTGGCGTTCCTGTCAGACTCGGGCTTTCTATTGGCGCTTTGGTATCAGCAAGATCTTTTACAGACTTAACGGCTTTAGGGGTAGCCGCCATTGTTTCGCTGTCGCTGTTAGTTTCGCTACTGAGCTGAACTAATCCCTTTTGCGTTGTGCTTGCATCCTGCGCCGTATACTTGCTTTTCGCCAGATCGTAGGCTTTTTTAACTGCCAGCGAACTTGCAGCAACATCACTTCTGCTACTGGTTACAGAGTCTGAAATATCAATGCCGATCGTGCGGTTAATACGCTCGGATGTATCAATCATCTCCTGGGTAATGGCTGATACGCCAGCAGGGATATTCACCGTACAAACAAGCAGCTCTCCATCTCCTAACTGATATGAATCGGTATAGGTTCTGGCAACAAATTCAGCCGCATGAATATGTGACGCGGTATTCACCTGATAGGTATCTTCTCCAAGGAGGTATCTTCCCTTCAGCACAATTGCATATTTCTTGCCTGCACTAAGTGCAAGAGAAATATCCTTACGTTGCTGAATAGTTACCTGGTAGAATTCACCAATATCCACCGACGCCGCGCCTGCGGTTTTATCACCATCCACTGAGGTGATTAACAGGTTCATCCCACCGCCAGGCTTAGGTAAGAAACCGGCATAAAATCCCGGGTCAACAATCCCCCTGAATTTTCGGTTTAGCGCGGCTGACAGATATGGTTCGTGGTATTGCACATCAGCCACCAGAGCCAACGACTCGGGTGATGGGTAAGTAACTGATGTAACAACTGTAACGTCATTCATCAAGCATATCCTTATGCTGTTGTCGTGTTTATGGCCATAACTGCGGTATATGTTTTGCCCACATACAACGAGTCTTCCTGGACACAAATAATGGCGATTGGCTTGTTCTCGTTATCCAGAACAACCAGAGTGTTGAATGGGTAGTTTTTCCCTTCCTGCAACTGGCTTTGATCAAGGTCCATTCGGACAGTAATTATCCCGCCTGAGTAGGTTGGGACGAGGTTGATGGTGCAAAATTGACTGGTCAGTTCTGCCAGATCGAAAGCCTTTGGCAGTTCTCCAATCTCATAAGTGCCATCTCCTTTCTTAGTAACCAGTGAACTGGTACCGAAAACGGCCTTGCTGATTAAAAATCGAGAGCCTTTGTTAATGGACGATTCAGCGCGCCGCTGATAGTAATAGTCCAACAACTGACTCTTATAGAGGTTTGTTGAGACGTCAGACATGATTTTCCCTAATCAATGTTGTGAAGCCTCATTGTAAGAGAAGTAACTTGTCACCCCGCCCTGCGGACGGGGTGATTGTCAGGCGTCGCTATCCAGCAACAAATCATCTGCGCGTGTGCGATCAAACGTAGGTGTCGCTTTCACAATAGTGCCACCAGGCGTTGCGGTGATCGGGGCGCTAATCGACGTAACTCCAGTAAGCGAAGTTGTATCCGAAGTTTCAAACCAGCAGAATGCTTTTTCGGTATCAGAAATCTCGTTCAAAGTGATCATGTCGGCCTGTTCATTTACAACAACCGACAAATAGAGCGTAAGCCCATCAAACACTATATGCAGTGGCAGTAGAGGCTTTACGAACTGATTAAACTTTCTGAGAATTTCTTCTGTAATTGCGGACTGATCTATCGTGCCAGTAATCCCCATTGTCCGGGCCAGGTCGTTTATGGGAATACTGATCATCCCTCTGGAAGTCAGAAACATCTCGCCGAATGTGCCGCCGGTAGTCTCCAGTGTGCTTTCTGGTATTAGAACCGTGCCATAGGGATGACGCTCAAGGTCCACCGGTGCATATATCGGATCCCATAAAACAGAAATACCGTTAAATTCGCGGTAAATTGTCTGGTTTATAGGGCGTTCAGTCCCCTTAAAGTGAATCTCATCAAGACGCTGTTGTAACAACATCGGAACGGAAGATGAGTTCGACGTTCTGATAGTAAAGAACTGGCCAAGTTCATTTGTCCTGGTCTCCAGATCCTCCTTGCTCATGGAAAAAATAGACTTTCGGTTGGTAATTCGCTCCAACCATGGGTCAACAAAGGTATCCATCATTGACTGAACCAAATCAGCCAATGATTTATAGAGCAATGACTTTTGCTTAGCTGATGTAAGCCGGTTATTAAACCAGGAACGCTGCATCACTCCTCCTCATACGAAATATTAAAGGTGGAGTTTTCTGTATCCAGATAAACGAAATCGTAAAAGCCGTTGGACTCATTCCACTCGACAAATTCCAGATAAAAGTCGCGGAAATAACCCAGCGTTTCGATAAATGCCCAAACGTCTTTTTTCTTGATTAGGATGTACTTGCCGACACGGTTCGGATCAAAGAAAGTTGAGTCACGCCCAAATTTTGTTTCCAGTGCCGACTTCAGCTCATCAGTCACGTTCTCAATGGTCAGGCTTGCCGATATCCGCCCGGTGATGGTGATCTTAAAGGGTAGTTTTCTGACCTCTTTATACGAGAATTTCTTGTTCAACTCATTCGGCACCTTCTTAAAGGCAGCCAAGATCATTTCTTCAAGCTCTGACTGGCTTTTGTTTGGATGCCATCCTGAAATAAATATCTTATTGATATTCTGAACATTATAAGCACCATCTAATTTTTCTTGCTGACCCTCGCCCCATGCCTTTACCCAGGACAGTCCCGGGATGTTACGCACCAGAAAATACGTATAGTCCCCGCCCCATACGACCTGATCATCATAGGCAAGGTAATATTGTGCACGGTTACGTGTGATCTCCGTTGTTTCGGCATCGGTACCTGCGGTTATAGGTGTCGTTGTCTTAACTGAAATCAAATTAGCTAAATTAGCCGCAGAATCGACAGGCGTCAGGTTTTGGCCAGCAACCAGGGTTATATCGCCGTTGGTGCACCATACCTTAAGCGTAATTGTCGAGCCTTCTGGCGGTATTTGCCCAATTAGCCCATCGCCGAATCGAACCCCCAACTGCTCGGATGGTTTATAAAACTCAACGTAGACCTGGCTTTTACTACCGGCTAACCGGAACATAGTGCTGGAAGACCACTGCGTGGTCTTACCATCGGTCGTCACGAATACTTCCAGCTTATAGCAGACAGCAGTGAGAGCCTTTGATAACACGACTTCCAGAAATTCTTTGGCTGCCGTAACGGTATATGTCACCTCCTGGATTTCCAACTGTGCCACTTCTACCGTACCGGTGCCGTCAACCAACCTGCATACATCCATAGTCATGTAAGGGTACTGGTCGTCAGATATTAAAGGCATGTTTTTGGGGATTACCGCTGGGGCATCTTCACTTGTGGCGGTGATCTCAATCATCCCCGATGACGGTGTTGGCTTGGTACCAACGTAACTATTCGTTTCTGCCGCTGCCAGGATAGAGGAACGCCGCGTCGCGGTCGATATAAAGCCTTCAGCCAGCGCCGCATCGGCATACTGAAAGCACCTGTAGACAATCTGGGTAATAAACAATGTCAGCATCGAGACAAATTGAGAGCCGACAAACTTCGACCAGAATGAATCTTTCTCGACAAGCTCTTCAAACTCTGCACGAATACTGTCTTTAGTCGGTGTTGTTTTACTCATAGCACCACGTCCTGTGTGATAGTTATATCCCTGATACGAATGGATATTTTCAACTTATCAAAAGCATCTCCCTCGGCTACTGACAAGCCAGAAATCGGTATGTCAGGTAAATCTACCGTCAGTTTTTGCAACAGCATTGCCTCAACCGCAATTTGAACATGCGACAAGTTGGTCGGTTCGTGTTTAAACTGCGGTAAAACATTGCCCCATGACGGATCCCCGTATACCTCACCCTGATAAGTGTTTAGCCACTCATATAAACGAGCGCCCCAGGCCTCCTCCTGGGACTCATACGTTTTTACGCCGGATAACTCCAGCGTCAGCAAAGGATCAATTTCGTTATTGTTGGCCATCAATCAACTCTCGCGTAGTCATTCATCAACGGATCATCAATTGACAGTGGTACCGTGCGCATAACGCCCGGCTGAGGCGTGCTGACCTTTACGACAGTTCCCTGGCCTTTCGCCGAGTCTTTGGTGTGCTCTTCAATCCTGGCAAGCAATGAGGTCATCTGCGCAAACAGCCGCTTCGTTTCACCATCAAGTGAAACGGTATTATCAGCCAACTGCATTGTCGGCTTGGCACCGGAGCCGCCAAGGTCACTAATAACCTGTCCGTCTATCTGCATACGACCGGTTGGTTGCTGCAAATCGTTGGCGGCAGTCGTCACCTGGAACGTGGAGGCTGGTTCAGGAGAATTATTTGAGCGCATTCCCCGGGCATTAATGAGTTTGTCATACAGTCCATCAATCCCCATTTGTGCGCCGAGCTGGTCAAAGTAACTTGAGTTGTTGGCCACCGGACGTGCCTCTTCAACTGGCATAGGTGTATCAACATACACATTGCCAGCAGCCGTTGCGGTCCCCTTCCCTCGTGCACGTTCTTCGAGCGTTCCCTGAACAACTTCCCGACGCATCCCCCGGCCATTCAGGAATTTGCTGGCCAGATCGTTCACCCCCGTAAGTTCACCAATCCGGTCTACTAATCCCCCTTTTTCAAACGGGTTTTCGCCAGGGGTAAACGCCAGGCCCGTAGACTGATCAACAAAGGCGTTTTCAGGAAGGTTATCCATTCTTGGTGATTGGCCACTTTGTTGCGGTCTTCCTCCTTGTGTTCCTGCTCTAGGTGTATAGATTTCACCACCTAAATAGCGAGCACGATGAGTATTGACCTTGATCGCGTACTCACGGTTTTCTTTCGATAAGTCACCTGTGCCTTTTTTCCACTTATTAATAGTGCCAAACCCAGCGTTATATGCAGTGATGGCCTCGTTTAAGTCTCCATTGGCTTGCTTCAGATACTTGCTCATGAGAAGAGCCGCAGCTTCTGCCGATTTTTCCGGATTAAAAGAATCTTCCCGGGATAATCCAGTTTCCTCACGAGCAACGCGCGTAAACTGGAACATCCCGAGTGCGCCACCACTTAACTTTCCATCTGGTGATCTTGTAAGCGGAGACTTTGCGTTAGGATCCCCTCCTGATTCAGTTGCAGCAATCGCGTAAAGAGTGCCTTCAGGAAGACCATATTTATTCTCTAGTTCAGCAAAATACGGAGCTAACTTATCGAGATTTGCCTTACCTTCAGCGCCAAGGCTTCCGACTTTTACATCTAAGTTGCCATTATTGTAGGTATCAGCAGCTTTCTGAATGTCATTCCCAGTGCCGGTGGTATTACGCGACGATGATGACGAGCTATTTTGTCCAATAGCTGAATCAATTTTCCGCACCGCGCTATTGCCCATTTCTACGGCATTTGCATTGATAATCTGATTGGCAGTTTCTTTAACTGTTTTATTGCTATCTTTCGCCGTGTCCAGTGCCGCATTTATCACGCGGGTAGCAATATTAGTCTGTTTAGCATCGGATTCAGTTTTAGAATCAGATGTCTCCTGGTGGCTATTAACCGGAGCTTTTAACTCTGGAGTGATTTCTTTTGCATTAGCCTCGCCGATCGGATTGGGTATTTTTGATACAATCATTGCCGCAGGGGTATTTTTAACGGCATCAACCGCTGCATCTAATGCTTTACCGGGTAAATTTTTAACCCCATCCCAAATATTACCAGCCGCCTCTTTAATGTGTTTCCCTGGGTTCTTAATGAAGTCAATTGCACTATCAATTGCATCACTGAAAACCTGTTTCAGGTTATCGACAGTAAAGAAGTCTTTGATGGCATCCAGCTTTTCAAGCAACTTATTAGATGTATCGCTAAACCATGCTGAAACAGCATCACCAATCTTTGCTGTGTAATCATCGAACTTGGTAGAAATGGTGTCGCCAAGGTTAGAAATATATGTTTCTAAGTTGGTAACCCCGCTATCAATGGCCTGGGCAATACTTTCCGTCGAAAATGATTGCAACATATTGCCGATATCCTCAAATCCAAGTGATTTGAGAACATCACCAATAGCACTGCTAATACCAGATACCAGTCCCCCCAAATCAAGAACATTGGCTAACGTATAAGCGGCTTTTTGCTGGAATGATGGATCTTGTCCTGATTTAAGCCCAAACGCTCGACGTTGCGCTTCTGTATCATTCCAACCGGTTACCGCATCATAAATACCTCCAGCCACTGTGCCGACTAGGGGAATTGCGCGTAACGCCCCTTTACCAACTGCCTTTAATCCAAGTTTACCTGCTGCCCGGGCAGCCAAATCTCCGCCTTCATGGGCGAGAGTCTTCTTGCCCCCACCGCGTAGCATTCCTACGAGTCTCTTTGCCCCCAGAGCGCCAAAAGCGAGTGCTCCAGCTTTTTTCAGCATGCCACGCCCCATTAACAACGACGCGACGCCACCGGCCCCCTTCCCTAACAGGCTAAATAGTTTAGACAGCAAGCCGCCCTTCTTTTTCCCGGTGTTTTTGGCTATCTGATCAAGGGCGCTGAGAATCTTGTCATTGCCCTCTTTAATTTCGCTGGTCTGCTCCTGAAGTTCCTGAACCGTCCGTTTTTGGGTGTTAACCTGAACGACATCGGCACTATTTTGCGATTTACGCCTAAAAAAACCTTTTCTACGGCTGTTATCGTCATTGCCACGAATCACATCGGCAATAGACTTTCTGGCACCATTAAGCGATCCACCAACTTCTTTTGATATCCCGCCAAGCTCCTTCCCTGCTGCCCACAATGGACCAGCAACAGCATAACCTAACGCATCGACGGCACGAGTCTCTGAAGGGTTACCTATGCCTTCAGCTACTTTTGACAGTTTTTTTAATAAACCTGATTCAGCATTTAGACGCTCATCATCCTCTTTGCGCCTGGCCTTTTCAGCACGTTCAGCACGGGCATCTTCCGCTGCGGCCTTACTCCCTGGCTTTCCAATAAAACGACCACGCGCATCGCGTTGGTTTTGGCTTTTTTGCGCACCGCCTTTTTGACCGAACATTTCGCGAGCGTGTTCGGCTGCTTCGGTCCGTTGCGCCTTTACATCTTCTGTTATAGCCTTCTTGCGTCGTTTTTTACCCTTTCGCGTAGTTGATTTGGCCTGCGGTTCCTGTAGAGCAACATCCTCCTGAACTACACGAGAAACGTCCCCTAAATTAAGCCGTTTCATTGCCTCAACAATAGGGTCCACTGATGGCGCATTGGCCACAAAGTCTGGCCGGGAATTTTCGATTGTGCGATTTAATGCCGACACACTGCGAGAGACAGGATCAACAGTTGCAACGCGTCCCCCTTTCAAATCTTCAACAGCTTCCCGGATACCTGCAAGCTCTTCCAGCTCTTTTGCACTGGCGGTTTCAACTGTCCTTATAACATCGTCAATGTTGGCGTTTTTTCTTTCCATGATCTTATCGCCTACCGTTTCGGTTTAAGTTTTTCTTCCAGTTTCTCCAACAGGAAAAACGCATAGGATTCAGTAAGCCTTTCAGCGTCCTGAATCGGTATACCCCCATACAAAACCAGGTTGGACACTAAGGTCTGATAGCTTTTCAATCCCCACCTGTGGAATGAAGTCGGTAGCCCGAAAGGGCACCCACAGACGGGTATACGCACCCTCTGTGGACTCCTTTTTATCCTGATTTGGGCATTTATGCGGCGGGAGACGAAGACGCATTTCACCTTTATCGATGTAGCACGGTAAACCATGTTCGAGCTTTTCATGAGCCAGTCGGATGTGTGCCGCCAGCTTCATAAATTCAGTATCAATGGCCATCCGTTTAATCGTTTCATAACGACGCTCAGCCTGATCTTCACGAGTACCGCTAACATCGTTATAAAGCTCACACTGATAAGCGAATTCCCAAAAACGCAAATCAACGATCGCTTCTTTGAATTCCGCGTCGTCTTCAGGTGGCAATGCTGCACGGCGCATCTCCAGCATTTCCATTGCCCAACCATCAAGCGGCACGATACGCCATTGATAAGGTACTCCCTCTACAGACACCTCAATATCGTCAATGAAAGGTTCCACTTCCAGGACCTGGATATCTTCAGCCAGAGCATTCATATCGCAATCGTAATAATGCTCTTTACCGCAATGTTTACAGGTGTAAGTGAATGTCTCGACCGGTGTTTCACGGGAGCCGGTAAATATCCACCATAACGCGGTAATCCGGTCCTGCGCCGTCCATGTCAGGGGATCATGTTTCGCGGGTTCAGCCAGCAAGGCTTTTAAATACGCCGTTGTCTGTTGTTCTTGTTCCTCCGGTGTTATCGAGTTGAAACGCATCGCATCAGCAATATTTGGCTGACGGAACTGGATCAATTCAGTTGGCCGCGATGGTAGCGGGAAAAGGGGTAAAAGCATCCTTGCTCCTTAATTCAAAGAGAAAAACTAAAGCCCAGAAGGGAAGCCAAAGAACTTGAGGATTGGTTAAACGTGCTGTGCAATGCGAAGGTCATTGGGAATGACTTAAATTCCGTAACCTGATCCCGCGCATAGGTGACATCGCCGGTAGTGACCGGGAATACAGTCATCTCATTTTCCAGTTTGGTTAAGCCGGAAGACAGCAACCGATAAATACGCACATTGAGCAAATATTTAGACGGTATATTCCCGGTACCGTCTGGATTAATCACCCGACTTTTTGCCGTCTTAAACCAGTCCAAAACGAGGCCATCAACGGTATCCCTGACCATCATTGTTATCTGCCCTGGCGAACGCTCCGTTGGTTGAAGGATATTCCCTCCGCCGATTTTAATCGTTTCATATTCGATGCTGTAATCGTGGTAGGTAATGTCTTTAGCAAAGAAGTCTGCCCCCTCCAGACCATCAACTTCGACAGAGAACTGCCATCCTTGCGCGAACAGCATTTTGTTCATGATGATTGACGTCAGCTTACCAACTTCCCGCTCACCAACGCCGGAGCCAAATAATGTCGTCGTTAATGCCGAAGATACATAAGACTTTACTGAAGCAACATTAAGCCCCATATCAGCCCCCTCACTTCAACATGGATGAGAAAAGAACAATTCCCGGGATAATTGCCCTTGTTGCGCTCATTTTCTCTTCCAGATCCAGCTTTCGCTGATACAGAGAGTTCTCGTCGGATAAATTGCTGGCATCGAGTTTCCCCGCGATAGATATTCTTCGCAGGCGATCAGTGTTAGGTATCGCGATTAGCACTTCCAGATAGTCAGAAAGTAACCCAATGATTTCAGGTGGCACTTCTCCATTATCCAGATCCATATCACGCAAATTAGCCAGATATGACACATTCAGTGGGTATACCGCTCGATGGGTATCTTCAAGCTCGATATTCCCATCGTAAACGTCGGAGTAGACAAGATCGCCGGTGTGATCTGTAACCGATACGAGCGCAAGAAAATCAGCAGGGCAAGCAAGTGATTTACTGGCCTGATCAGTGAAGCGTATCCGCTTGATGTGCCCCGCTCTATCCTGGTAGGTTCCCAATGCTTTTCTTAGCAGGGATTCCAGTAAGGCAGGTTCATCCGCAATCAAAGGTGTGAAGCGGGATTTGACGTCTTCGAGTAATTGTCGTGGTGTCATTGAAACCTCGTAGAATCTGGTGTGTTAACCGATTCTACGAGTAGTCATTTGTTCATTGAGTAGGAATATTGTTGTCTGGGGGGTAATCAGTGTAGGTGGAATGAGGGATATGATATGGTTATCACATAATCAGGTTGTTTTGAGTAAAACAATAAAACGCCCTTTAATGGGCGTTTTTTTAAACTTAAATTGACTATCCTTTCAAATACTATTTTAATTCTATGTAATTTTTAAATTCTCCCTCATATTTATACATGATGCTATCAAATCCTTCCATTACATCAACGAATTGTTGTGAACATTCCGGCTTCCAAGGCGTACACTTACGAACCATATCCATTTTTTTCTTATCCTTCGTTGTATCGACTAAGGATAGGTACCCTATAAAATTCATCATCTGAACAGGATCTTGATTTGTGAATATATATTTGACGTTTTGCTTAGTAGGCGAAAAAGAATCAAAAGCAGGGAACATATATTCACCAGAAAAAGAGAGTGCAGCATCAATGACGTCTGTTGCAGGAGTGCAGTTGCTCAGAATTGGCACTAAGCTAAAATTAGCACCTGAGCACACTGCATATATATCATCCCCTTTTTTTAGTTTTAACAGAGAGTCTTGCTTTGAATCCAATATTTTCAATTTGATATAATTTAGTGGCGTTGCATTTTCCCCTGGAGTAAATAACTCTACAATTGGTTTATTATTCACCATTCTTATGGATTTTATTTCACCATACACAATTGGAATTGTGTTCCATTTTTCCTGAGCAGCAAATTCATTATCTTTAAAATCATTAACCAACTCAGATGGCAAATGATAACCAAATTGATTGTTCATTGCTTTCGAAGCAAATCCAGACAAATAGAATGCCCTTACTAAATCATAATCTTTCTTTGAGGTAGAAAGCCAATCTGGCAATTTATTATCAGCTATCGCGCTTCCAGCAAAAATAGCACAACAAAATGTTATTACATTAAATAATTTCATTTTCCATTCACTCATTAATCGGTTTAAACTCACTAATTAATTCACCAAGACTATTTGGGTATGCTTTATAAATAACATACTCCGAAGAGCCATCTGAATATTGGTAAACCCCATAACAGACCAGTTTATTTATTCCTTTCTGAATAGTTTTTTGATTATAAGAATCAACCACTGTTATTCCATATGACGATAATATTTCGTTAT